GTCGAGGCATCCAAGGCTCCTCGCAGCCATTGCGACTCCAAGTGCGTCGATTGTCTCGCTCTGCACATGCCGCGTCGAGGCATCCAAGGCTCCTCGCAGCCATTGCGACATGAGGCCGGCCGGTTCGCGACGGCCGTGGGGGCATCGTGTCGAGGCATCCAAGGCTCCTCGCAGCCATTGCGACCCATCGCCCACGCCATCGACGCCGCCCGCGTCGAGGTAGTCGAGGCATCCAAGGCTCCTCGCAGCCATTGCGACGTGTCTCGCACGACCCGAATCATTCCGCCACCTTGGCGGCCGATTCGCGAGCGGAGGCTATTTCCTCGCTCTTCGCTCGCTTCTTTTCCTTTCTCCGCTCCCAGGCGTTGCCTCTCAAAGTACCGCTTCCACTGACGTTTTCCTCCGTGCGAGCGCCCCCGCCGATCCACGCGTCGATCGCGCGCTCGCACCACGACCGCTCCTCGCTCTCGCTGAGCCGCGCCGCCGGAATCCACGGGTGCTCGATCGCGTCCGCACCGAAGACGAGCCTCAGCGCGCCCCGAAGCTCGCTCGGCCCCGCCACAAATCGCACGTCGCTCTCCTCGCCGAAGCGCGCCTCGCGCGACAGATCGCGATCCTCGAGGATCACGGTCCGGTACCGCCTCCCCCACTCGGCCGCCAGCACGCGGTATTGTTCGCGTCGGCGTCGGAGAGCCTGACCTCGTGAGCCGTCTGCGTACTGCCAGAGGTGCCGGTCGCGGTGGACCCACTCGGCGAGCATCGCCAGCGCCTTCGGGCAGCACGTCGCGTGCTTCGCAGACCACGACTCGTACAGCCGGTGGAATCGATCGAGCGAGAGCCAGAGGTGCATCGTGGCCTTCGCCTTCGCGAGCTCGGGCGGGAGGGGCCCGGTCATCGCGCGCGCGAGCTTCGGGGCCATGTCGTTTCGGATCAGGTCGCGCACGGCGCGAATGTCCGCCGACTTGCAGATCCCCTTGATTTCGCGCTCTGAGAGCATCACCTCGCCGGTGCGGCCCTCGTGGTCGCGCCATGTGCCGACGCGGATCGTGCCGGCGACCGGAGTCCACTCGACCTCGAGCGCAACGGCCCCCTCGAGCGAGCGGTCGAGACTGCGAGCGGCCGGAGCCGGATCGTCCACCGTGATCTCGCACGACCACACCGCATGGGTCGCCTCGCGTCGGCACGAGACTCGTACCCACTTCCACCGTGCCGCGTCGGGGACCTGGCGGTGCATGCGCACCGGGAACTTCGCCCACACGGGGTCTCGGCCCTCGGATCCCACGCGCAGCCAGAGCACGCGCCAGGGGTGGCCGGTTTGCTTCCGATCGGCGAATCGGTCGGGCGCGAGCCGCACGCGCGGGTCCGTGCCCGCGAGCACATCGCGGGTCGCCAGTCCCCCCTGGATCTGGATCCCGATCTGCCCGACGTAGACGCCGGAGCCGATGCGCGTCTCCTCCGCCCGCACGAATTTCGGGTCACTCGGCTCGAGACCCCCCCCCTCGTAGAGGGGCATCCTGCGGACCTGATCGGACGAGGCCTCGATCGTGAGGTAGGACCCCCAAAACGTCTCGGTCAGGTGGCGCGCGTCGCCGCGGATCGACTTGTCGAGCAGCGCGATCCTCCCCGTCTCGTAGAGCGGCGAGTAGGCGTAGCGGAGCTGACGACGGCGCCCGTCGCCCTCGTTCCACTCGACCGGAGCCTCCCAGTGGCCGCCCGCGCACCGCGCGGCGTCGAGCGTCTCTCGGCGGATCTTGCTGAGCGCAGTCAGCGCGGCTTTCCGCGTTGACTTCGTGGCCGCCTTGAGCGACGCCTCGGCGTCGCGCACCTCGGGTGTGTCGAGGATCGCGCGCAGTGCGTGGCGACGTCCCCGCTCGACCGCAACGAGGTCGTTGCGGTAGTCGTGCGCGGCGCGAACCTGAGCGCGCTGGACGGACTCGCCCTCGACCGGGCCCTTGCAGCCGAATTGGTAGACGCGGATCATGATCTCCTCGCTTCACACCCGCTCCCGCGCCCAAGCCACCGTCCGCCGAATCCCCTCCGCAAGCGACATCTGCGGCGACCAGCCGAGCAGCTTCCGCCCGAGGTCCCCGTTGATGGTCTTGTGGGCCGCGCCATCGGGCTTGCTTGCGTCATACCGTAGCTGCCCATGAAACCCGACCTCTCGCGCGATGGTCTCGGCGAGCTCCCGCACGCTGATGCCGCGCTCAACGCCCACGTTCACGATGCCATCGTGCGAAGGGCAGTCGACCGCGCGAATCATCGCCTCCGCGGCATCGTCCGCGTACAGCCACTCGCGAACCGGGGTTCCGGTGCCCCACACGGTCATGTACTCCGAGCCAGAAGCCTTGGCCTGCAGCGTCTTGACCACGAGCGCGCCGAGCGCGTGCGAGCGCACGGGGTCAAGGTGGTCATCGATGCCGTAGCAGTTCGGTAGCACCAGCGAGATCGTATCCAAGCCGTGCTGCTTCTTGTGCGCCCACGCGCCGACGACCGCAGCCTTGCGCGTGAATCCAGTCACGAGCACGCTCTCGTGCATCGGTCCGTTCCAGAACTCGTCCTCGCGGAACACGCTGGCCGCGCCCGGGTATGCGCAGTTTGCGATGGGCTGCACGACGCGCTTGACGGCCGTGCGGCTCGCCATGTCCAGCACGTTCATCGTCATCGCGAGGTTGTCGCGAAAGATGCGAACCGGATCGTCGAAGTTCATCTGAATTCCGCCGCCAAACTGCGCGCAGTGGATGACCGCGCTCGGATGATGCCTAACGAACAACTCGCGTGTCTGCTCGGGGTCGCGAAGGTCCACGCCGGTCGACTTCGATGCGCCGACGTAGCGGACGCCGCGCACGTCGAGGAGCTTGCAGACTCGGGAGCCAAGGAATCCGGTGTGGCCGGTGACTAGGATCATCGCATGTCCCTCACGGCCTTCTCTTGCCTGGCCAGCATCATGTCCGAGTCGATCATCATACGCACGAGGTCACGGAACGCCACCGAGGGCAGCCAACCCAACGCTTCCCTCGCAAGCGACGAGCCTCCTTCCAGGCAGTCAATCTCGGTGGGCCTACGATAGGTTGCGTCCTCCGTGACGTACGTTCGCCAGTTGAGGCCGAGTTGACCGAATGCCTCGTTCAGTACGTCCCGCACCGAAAAGCTAACGCCGGTCGCGATCACGAAGTCCCCTGGCTCGTCTCGCTGGACCATCCGCCACATAGCCTCGACGTAGTCGCCTGCAAAGCCCCAGTCCCTTCGCGCTTCGAGGTTCCCGAGCGCAAGCGAAGACTGCAAGCCGAGCGCTATGCGCGTCGCAGCACGCGTGATCTTGCGCGTCACGAACGTCTCACCGCGGCGAGGCGACTCGTGATTGAACAGGATGCCGCAAGAAATATGCATCCCGTACGCCTCGCGATAGTTGACCGCGTGCATGTGGGCGGATAGCTTCGCGACCGCGTACGGGCTTCGCGGTCGAAACGGCGTAGCTTCGCTCTGCGGTGCGGGCGACGATCCGAACATCTCTGAGCTCGAAGCCTGGTAGAACCGTATCGGTGCCTGCATGTCGCGCACCGCATCGAGAAGCCGCAGCGTACCCATCGCGTTCACGTCGGCCGTGTACTCAGGCTGGTCGAAGCTCACGCGCACATGGCTCTGCGCGGCTAGGTTGTAGACCTCAGCTGGCTGCACGCGCTCAAGGACACGACGCAAGCCCGTGCCATCCGTCATGTCGCCGAAGTGCAGATGCAGGCGCTGGCGGACGTGTTCGATGCGGCCCGTTGTGAACGAGCTTCCGCGGCGAAGCATGCCGTGAACCTCGTAGCCATTCGCCAGCAGAAGGTCGGCCAGGTATGAGCCATCCTGACCAGTGATCCCGGTGATGAGCGCGACCGTCACGTCGGCACCTCCCCCCGGTCCAGCGCCCTCAGGATGCGAATCGTCCCGCTGAACGTCCCGAAGCCCTGACCCATCCAGTCGACAGCCCCGCGACACATCCACATGTCGACGATGGCGTCCTCGATGCGGCCGTAGACCTTGTGCTCGTTCAGGCCGTGAAGCTCCTTGCCATCGAGCACGCAGCCGGAACGGAAGCGGTCACCGAGCCAAGACTGATAACGCCGCTGGGTCTCCCCGTTGTCGCAGGCTACCCACACGGGTCCGTGCCTCGCTGCGCACCATCGCAGATACTCCTCGTCCGTCTCGTGGTGCGCACCGATCATCGCCGCGAGCGGAGTCATGTCCGTCCGCCGAACGTGGATGGCCAGGTACCCTCCGTCGAGATACAGCGTTTCGCGGAACGTTGCCACGCGCTGCACGATGCTCGATACAGGCCTCATCTCCGCGTACGCCTTTCGCCAGTCGGCAGGCGCGCCCGCAGCGATGCCGTAGTCCTGGTGAAATCCTGGCGAGTGGTCGTCCACGAACTCCACGCCGTCGAGCGGCTCGAAAGTCTTGAGGAAGTGCGGGACGTCGGGGGTCCAGTGGACGCGGAGGGAGCCGTGGGCGGACTTGTATGACAACAAGGCCTGTACCCTGTTGAACGATCCGCCTACTGGTCGTAGGCAAAACGTCACTGACTTTTCTCCAGGTACTCGGCCAGAGCGCGCAACCTCTCTGCGCTCTCCTCTGCCACACGCTTAGCCACTACGCTCGCCCCCACAACGTCATCGTTCGCGGCCAGCACTCCGGTCCGTACCACTCGTGCGTGACGCGCCACCCGCGCGACTCTAACTCGGGCCGGAAGCTAGGACCCGAAGCCTCCCACCTACCATCCGCCCCCCAGCCAGTGAGGTACTCCACGTCATGCGGGATGGTGAACAGGTGCTCGACGTTGCGCTCTACGAGCCAGTCGAGCCACCACACAACCTCGTCCAGCGTACACTCGCTCCACGAGTGGATATTCACCGCGAGGTCCGGCGACATGAGCCGGCCTAGTTCCTCAGGCCGCACGACCATCGCGCGCGTCACGCCGCGGAAGGCAAGATACTTCTCGCAGACCACGCGCGACACGGGAACCGGGTCCGTGCAGAACACGAACACGTCCGGGTCCACTTCGGTCCAGCGGTGAGCCAGACGGCCGTATCCCGACCCAATGTCGAGCACGCGGCGGACGCCTACGAGGTTGCTTCGCAGAAAGTGCAGCTCGGCGACGCTGTCGAGGAGGTCGCGGGACACGACGTAGCCGAGATCCGGTGCGTGCTTATACCCGAACGCGTTGCACCCGAATGCGGCGTCTTCTACCATTCCCGCAATCAGCGTCGGCTCGCGCTCCGTGGCCCACGCGCCCATCGCCACGTACGGATATTCCGCCTGGCACCCGAGGTACTGCCGGTCGGCGCGGAAGTTCTCCACTTCGATGACGTTCGCGTGCGAGCGCCAGAGACCTTTGCTCACGGGACAGCCTTCCAGCCAAAAAGCTGCACCGCGCCGAGCACGATGGCCACGACCGCGAACGTCGTCACTTCGCGGCTCGCTTGGCCTTGACCAGCTCCTTCGTGAGCCTCTCGATCTCCCTCCGGAGCTTCGCGTTTTCGACGAGAAGCGAGAGCTGCTCGTCTTCGAGCGTCTGGCATCGGTCGGCCAGCTCGTTGGCGCGCGAAGTGACGCTCATCCAAGGACGCGTAGGCGGCAGCGCGGCTGCGAGCGCGCGCGCCTCTTCGTCGTCTTTGACGAGAGGGTAGAGAATCTTCTGCGGCGGTGGCAGCGTCAGCGCTCGCGGAGCAGGCTCACCGTGGTAGACTAAGCAGTCGTACGGCATCGCGAACGTGCCGGCCAGCTTCGCTCGGTACTGCGCAGTCGCCTCGACAGTGCCGTGAATCTCGCACCACGGGTTGCGAGACTTCCCGACCCGCCCGTCGTCTAGGTACTGCATCGGGCACGTGCACTCGAATTTCTCGTCCGCCTTCACGCCCGCCTCACCGTCTTCGGCACCGAGCTTCCGCGCTCGCCCCGCGTGACGCCGTCGTCGCTCTTCAGCAGCACGCTGACCCTTACGTGGTCGGACACGCTCAGGCCCTCGCTCTTCGCTGCGCGTTTGATGTTCGCGACCTCGCCCTTGGTCAACCGAACCTGTAGCAGCTCACTTCGCTTGCTCATGTCGTTACCTCGTACTACGCGCGTCAGACGGGGTCAAGCAGTCGGTGTACGACACACCGCCGTCCGGGGGTCGCCATGACGGCCGTTCGCCGCAAGACTTTAGAGCCCGAGCGCGCCACCTCGCGGACTGCCGCCGCCAGGCTCGCGACGTCCGCTCCGCGCCATCATCCCCTGATATCCAGCCGCCGCCGCGCGCGGCTCCACGCGTTCGGTCACGAGCAGCGAGCCAAACTTACGCCGGTCGTGGTCCACCGCAGCCACGAGCGCCGAGTACATGTCCGCATGCGCGCCACCTACGTGTGGCAGAGTGAACTTGAGGCCACCGCCGCTCTTCGGAACGGCCATGATGCTCTTGACTTGCTGCACGAGCGTCTTGTTGTCCGGGACATCGATGAGCGAGTTGCGGAACAGGTCTCGCAGGTACACGCGCGCGGCCTCGAGCTGCTGAGCGCCCGTCGGTCCGCGCTCAAGCGTCATGCCGGCCTGCAACGCGTGCTCTCGAGCCGTCTCGATGTAGTGCCCGTCCGCAGCCAGCGTTAGCGACCCATACCACTTCGCCAAGCCGCAAAGCTCTGGCAGCACGACGCCAGGCACGAGCGCCTTGGTCGGCGTAGGCTGGCGCTGCTCGCAGTAGGTCACGCGGAGCTTGTGCCCCTGGCGCTCGACGATGACCAGCGCGCACGCGTCGGAAACGAACCCCGTATCGAGTCCGGAGCTGACCATGTCCCGCGTGATGAGGATGGTCGGCACCATGGCGCGGTCGATGCTGTCGCCCTCGTGAAAGGACTCATCCACGTCGGTCACGATGCAGTCGAACTCGCGCAAGGCCTTCTGCGGCTTCTCCGCGCGCATCGCGATGACCTCGGCCTCTACCTGCTCGTAGCCTGGCGACCCGAATCGCATCATCAGCGTGGGAGCCATCGCGCACAATGCGACCGTCGGCTTGCCGAAATTCTCCTCGAAGTACTGCGCGGTCGCAGAGGGCGCAGGCCACGGTGTGCTGATGAGCAGCACCGGCGACCCGGGCAGCGACGTCGGGCGAATCGCGTCGATGATGTCCACGTCGCGCATCTTGAGGGCCACGTCATTCGGGGCCACGAACTCCGACTCGTCGAGGATGGCGCACGTAATCCAGTAGCTTCTGGCGGTCACGCCGCCGACGGACCGCGCGACCGTTTTGAACGACACCACGCGTCCGTCGGGTCGGCGCAAAAGGAGCTCGCCCGCCGTCGGTTTCTTGGCCAGCATCCGACGCAGGTCCGGCGTCCCTTCCACGAGCTGGCAGGCCATAGTGAACACCGTGCCAGCGAGGTCGGTGCGCGGCGCGATGACGATTACGGCGGGCGGCTTGCCGAGGGTCGCGAGCGTCAGGTCCGCCGTGAGCATGCGATAGAGCCCGTACGCCGCCGAGATGAGCGACTTGAACGACCTACGCCCGAGCCGCAGCACGATGGTCCGCCGCGCCGCCGCCGGCACGCGCTCGACGTCGCCGAAGATGATCCGCGCCACCTCGCGCAAGTCGGGCGGCAAGTCGCACGGGTCCACGCGGTCGAAGACGACGAGGGCCAGCGTGCGCTGGGCTCGAGTGAGCGTTAGCCGCAGGACTGAGGCGCAGAAGTAGGTGAAGCTGGGTCCTGACACGGAGCGGTCTCCCGCTCAGTCTGCCCTACTCGACAGGCTCCCCGCCACCCGTGACCGGCTTGGCCGCGTCCGGGCTCGCCAGCCAGGCCGGCGCCGCGTCGGGCTCCTTGGACTCGTCCTTGGCCTTCCTCGGCGCCTGGAATACGCGGGCGGCGTTCACCCGGTCCTTGTCCTCGCCGTTGGCCATGACGTCGAACAGCGTGACCTTCCCGACGAGCTCCGCGTCCACGTCCTCCCCGCGCAGGATGGCCGCCAGCGCTGCCCGCGCATTGTCTCGAGCCGTCGCCTGCTCCTCGAGCTTCGCGGCCGCCTCGCGCTCCCTGGCGAGCTCCTTGGTGTAGACCTCGGTCGTGTTCTCCTTGGCCCGGCTCACGGCGGACACCGCAGTGGCTCGTTGCAGAAGTGGTGACAGGTTGGCTCAACTCGCCGGGTCATGTTGCCATTCTGGCACTAGAGACACGCACGCGCGAGGCGGTTCCAGGTTTCAGTGCGATTCTGGAATCTCCCCACTCGCTTCCAAGTTTTCGGGGTCCAAACCCCCCGTTTGCGGGGGGTGCGAACGCTTGCGGGTAGTCTGACCCGCCGCACGAAAATCGGTGCGGGTAGTGCATGTGTATGATATGACTATCCCGCGCGCCCGACCCCTAGCTAAGATCATGAGATTTGGTAGCCCGGGTGGGCACTACCCGCATGCTTCCGCAAGGAAACGTAAGTGTATGACATTATTGGGTGTGAGTTTTTTGCCATACCCGCAGGATGAGCTACGGTTGATTGGTGTGATAGTGTAAAGTATAAGACCTACAGCACCCACATGCCTACATGTAGGCTTGTATTGTGCACGTACCGGAACTCGCAGGGTGAGGATTGAAGATGCTTCGTTTTGCTCGTATGGTGCGTTATGGCCACAATGAGCATTGGTCCGGGTCTGGACGGTCGAGGCACCATTAGGCGATGGTGCAAGATGAGCGAGGCAAACGTGTGCCGATGGGCTGGCGTGACCAACCATGTCCTTCGCACGTGGGAGTCAGGTCACTCGGACTGGGTTCCGGGGAACTTCGGGCGCGGCGGCGACGCTGACGCGGAGCGCGCTCGCGTCGTTCGCAGGCTCGCGGACGTCTACGCGGGGATGCTCTGGATCCTCGGTCGCGGGCAGTGGCCCGATGAGCTTCACGACGAGCCGCTACGCGCGGCCATCGAGCGGCTTAGGGCGAGCTGACCTTTCGCACGTACCAAAACCTAGCCTTGGTGTGCTTGTCGGCCTCCGAGGACAGACGCAGCCCGCCGTGCACCTGGCCCTCGCGCGCCTTGAGGGCTTTGCCGAACCGGATGGGGTCCGGGGGAAAGCCGCCCTTGGCCGCGGAAAGGCTCTCGATGGCCTCGCGGAGTTCTTCCCACCCGTCGGGCGGCTCTTCGCGTCGAGGGGCCGGGTAGATCAGGTCCAGAATCTCTTTGACGCGGAGAGGCTTCTGCGCGAGTCGAGGTAGCTCGCGCACGAGCGTGGCGAGGGAGGCGAACTCGTCGCTTGCGCCCTTCTCCGTGGTGCCGATGCACTCGAGTACGTTCGGTCCCCCCGCGTACGCGATGGCGTTCGGAATGAGCTTTGACCACGCGTAAAAGCTCTGCATCGTTCCAAGGCCGGCGTCGGGGTAGCCGTGGCAGGCGAACGAGCGGAGGATGGTGAGCGCGGCGACCATGAGGCGTGGTCGCTCCGCAAGCGTCCAGGTCGGGAGATCCTCGTGCTGAAACGATGTGCGCTTGGTCGGATCTTCGCTGTCCGGCTCGATGCGGCAGAAGAGCGACCGGCGCAGCATGTCCTCGGTCATGGTCATGTTGTTGCCGGTGACGAGCACGGTCGCGATCCACGGGACGCTGATGTCTTCGGTCCGGCCCAGGACACGTTGCCGGAGCTCGCCCGTAGTAATGACGCCCTCGATGGGGGCGCCGCCGAACTCGCCCTTGACGTTGTCGAAGAACGCCACGGGAGACGCGGAAACCGCGGCAGAAAGGACGGTTTTTCGCTGCTCGTCCTCGTCGTGAGGGAAGCTCGATTTCGCGGCCATGCGCCCGGTCGCGATGATGTGTGCGCAGTCGCCCTGCATGGTCTTGCCGCTGCCTTGGATGCTCGCCTCGAACGCGAAGACAGGTACGGTTCCAGATATGGCCGCGCGGGCGAGGATGGTCAGGATGGCCGCGATCGGGACGTAGCTCATGGCCTCGTTGACGTATGGGAAGTCGCAGAACACGTGCCGCAGACTCTCGAGAGCGAGTCGCGCATCCTGCTGCGTTGGCTCGCTCGGAACCGGCGGATACTCGCACGAAGGACGGTACAAATAACCGGTAGCCTCGTCGTATCCTGGCGTCTGGCAGATGGTACCGTCTGGCCTGAAAATAGGGGATTCCGTGATGCCTGTCAGTGGCCGGATGCGGTCCCATCGTCCGAAGGCCAGCATGGGCATAATGGCCGTCTCGGCGTTGGCGCGCGTTGGTACCCACTCCCCTTGCGCGCGGTTGCCCAAGGTGTCGGCCAGCGCGATGGCTTTCTTGTCCGGTGGCTGGAATCGTACGCACCGGAGCCTTTGCGCTACGCGCGTCTCGAGCGAGTGCTTGTTCAGAGCGCGAAGCGTGGGGGCGCCGATGGGCACGAGTCCTGGCTTGCGCTCCGCGAGTACTTCCACGAGCTGAAACCCACGCTGGAACACATCCGGATCGTGCTCGGCCAGCGCGGCATCGAGCGCAGTCACGTTCTTGTAGCTGTCGACGGTGAGCCGGACCTCGGGTCTCGGATCATCGTCTTGCGGCGCGACCGGCTCGTGGTCAAGCCATGCGGGAGGCGTGGGCGCCGGGGGCGCGGCCACGAAGACAGGCATCGGCATGGGCACGAGCGCGTCGAGCGTTCCGCCATGCACCGGGCCGAGAAGGTCCGACACGTCCTTGCATGGTGCAGGGGACTCCCAGCACGAGACGGTCGCATGGGCAGACAATGCGTCGTGCACCTGCCGCGCATGCCGGCGCCCTGGGTCGTCCGCGTCCGCGATGACGACGACGGTGCGCCCGCGAAGAACCGTCGAGGCGACACCAGAGACGGTGTGCCATTTCCCGGCCCCTCCGGCGTTGCACGTGGCCACGAGCCCGCGCGATACGAGCGTGGCGACGTCCTTCTCTCCCTCGACGATGTAGACAGTTTGGTCGGTCGGCGCTTCGAGGAGTTCCGGAAGCCGGTAGAGAACGCGCCGCGTGTCGCCGAGTTTCCACGCCCAGCCGCCGGGGCTCGACGGGTCGGGCCGACGCTGAAGGAACTTTTTACCGGCCTTGCGGACCACCTGATAGAGCAGGTTTCCGGCTTCGTCGCGGTAGTCGTAGGTCGCTTCGATCTCGCCGTAGCTCGCGATGGCCGGTCCGTGCTCGACGCCGCACCGGCAGGCGCCACGCATCATGTGCCGGTAGGTCGGCGGGTCGCCGTCTCCTATCTCGAGGCGACCGGCGTGCTCCTCGCGCGTGCACCTGCACCAAAGTCCGTCGTCGGACGTGAAACCCGAGCATCGCTTGCCTTGCCCGCGCGGCGCCTCGTCGAAGCCCCCGCAGACCGGGCACGGATGCCCGCGCACGTGGCGGTTTTGACGGGGAACGCCGGTGGTCATGCGATGGCCGCGAGGGCCTCAGCGACGGACCGGGCGACGACGTACATGCCTCCGGCTGATTCGACAGCGCGTTGCCACGCGACTTGCTCTGGAGTCTGCCGGCCCGATGGCGTCTTGACTTCGACGGCAAGGAACCGTCCGGACGGCTTCAGGATGCCAACGAGGTCCGCGCCGCCGGCACCAAGACCGAAAGACACCCATCGCTGCCCGGACTTGAGGCGCCCGGTATTGTTGCGCCAGAGTACGACGCGGCCCGTCTCGCGCATCGCGACGTGAATCGCTTGCATGAGGGCGGTCTCAGTGGGCATCGAACCCGACCTCCGCGCACGCGCGCCGGAACGTGACCATGTCCAGGTCTTCTTGGTAGACCGCGCGCCATTTGTACCTTACTGAGGTCGCCTTGTGGCCTTGCAGCTTTGCAGCCTTTAGCCATCTAAGTAAAGTCTCCTTCCTTTGCGTTTCCCCCTGCGCAATCATGCGCGCGTACTTGACGAGCGGGTCTTGCGTGATCTCTGTCGTGCCTCGCTCGCGCTCCTCTTCCTCAGGCGAATACCCGCACGCTGCGCACGGGTAAGCCCCGCCTTGGAGGATGGCCTTGCACACCTTGCAGAGCGCGACTTCGGTGGTCGAGATGCCTCGCCCTTCGAGCTTGTAGACGCGCTCGTCTTCGGGCATCCCCCACACGTGAGAGACGCCTTGCAGGTCGAGGAGCATTGCCTTGGATTTGCCAGCGTGAGGGCGAAGTACGCGACCCACCATTTGCAGGTAGGTTCCAGCCGTCGATGCGCCGCGCGCAAGGATGCAGCATTGAGCCATCGTGAGGTCCGTGCCCTCGGTGAAGATGTAGACGTTGCATAGAACACGAACGCCGCCGGAGCGGAAGGCCTCGAGGATGGCCGCACGCTTGTCCCGCGGCGTGCGTTCACTAACCGCGGCAGACCGGTACCCGGCCGCGGTGAACCGTTCCGCGTAGGCTTCCGCTTCGTCGACCGTGAGCGCGAAGAGGAGGCCCTGCTGTCCGCGTGCGTGCTCGAGGTAAGCGTCGAGCGGGTCTTTCGCGAGGGGATTTCCTTTCATCCGCTTGGCCTTGAGCCACGTGCCTGGCCTCACGACCTCGCACGGCACGAGGTGCTCTTCCGCCGTGAGCTGGCGGACGCTGACGCCGACGACGATGCGATCAAAAAGCGGTGCGAGCCCGGCGCCGTCGGCCCGCTCGGGGGTGGCCGTGAGCCCGAGCATGCGCACGCCGTGATACGCCTGGATGAGCGATGCCCACTCGGGCGCTCCCTCGCTCGCGTGGTGGCACTCGTCCCATACAATGCCGTCCGCGGGTGGCCGGTGCTCGCGGGCGAGGAGAGTCTGGATGCTCGCGACCTGCACGGGAGCCGACGGATTGGCCGGCCACGCGCTCGATGCTGCGACGGCTCCCACGTCGAGACCTTGTCCGTGCAGAGCCGCGCAAGCTTGCCCGACGAGCTCCGTGCGGTGCGCAAGCCAGAGCCAGCGTTTGCCCTTGGCCACCCCGGCTCGCACGACCTCGGCGCCGGTCCGTGTTTTCCCCGATCCGGTCGGCATGACGAGGCAGACGCGCTGTCCGCCGTCGGCCATCGACTTACGGACGCGCGCAATGGCGTCGATTTGATATGGACGAAGACCCAGGCTGCACCTCCTACGCGACCGAAGCGGCCCTAGCCATGAGACGCTACACGACGAGCGGTGAAGTTCGCCCGGAGGAAGGAGCCCTCTCGTCGTGCAGCCTCCGATGACCGGGGCCATCCCCAGGACTTCACTCCAAGGGAAGAGTCAGACTACTACCGCGAACCGCTGAGCGAACGCAAGCGATGTGTGGCGTTTTGGGTGAGGCGATGTGGTAGGCGCGTGGCGCGAATGTCGCCTCGTTGCCCGATAGCAGACGCAACTTTCCCCTTGCGCAAACCGTGCGCGTGGCAATAATCAGCCTCGGAGGCGATAGGACATGAACATCAAGATCAGGTCGTGGCGAGACGGCAGGGTGCTTTGGCACGGCGAGGCCGAGTCGCTTAGGGACGCATTGAGTAATGCTGTTTTGGCGGGCGCGAACCTGACGGACGCGAACCTGGCGCGCGCGAACCTGGCGCGCGCGGACCTGGCGCGCGCGGACCTGGCGGACGCGTACTTGGCGGGCGCGGACTTGGCGCGCGCGAACCTGGCGGGCGCGGACTTGGCGCGCGCGTACCTGGCGGACGCGAACCTGGCGGGCGCGAACCTGGCGGGCGCGAACCTGGCGCGCGCGAACCTGACGGACGCGAACCTGGCGGACGCGAACCTGGCGGGCGCGGACTTGGCGCGCGCGAACCTGGCGCGCGCGAACCTGACGGACGCGAACCTGGCGGGCGCGTACCTGGCGCGCGCGTACCTGGCGGACGCGGACTTGGCGGGCGCGGACTTGGCGGACGCGGACTTGGCGCGCGCGAACCTGGCGCGCGCGAACCTGACGGACGCGAACCTGACGGACGCGGACTTGGCGGACGCGAACCTGACGGACGCGTACCTGGCGGACGCGGACTTGGCGGACGCGAACCTGGCGCGCGCGGACCTGGCGGACGCGTACTTGGCGGGCGCGAACCTGGCGCGCGCGGACCTGGCGGACGCGTACTTGGCGGACGCGAACCTGGCGCGCGCGGACCTGGCGGACGCGTACTTGGCGGGCGCGAACCTGGCGCGCGCGGACCTGGCGGACGCGTACTTGGCGGACGCGGACTTGGCGGACGCGAACCTGGCGGGCGCGGACTTGGCGGACGCGGACTTGGCGGACGCGAACCTGGCGGGCGCGAACCTGACGGGCGCGAACCTGGCGCGCGCGTACCTGGCGGACGCGCGCAACGTTCCCTCCGCCGCGATGGGCGCTCCGGCGAAGACGTCCGAGCCGCGGCCGCCGCGAGACGACGCGGCGGCACGCGCGGCATGGACAGCGCACCGCAAGATGAGCACGGCGGAGCGCGCCGATGCGTACCGCGCTCGACATCCAAATGTACCCGTCGTCCCGCATCTCGACGCGAAGATTCTCAGCCTCGTTGACACCGGCGAAGGCAAGCTCGACATGTCATCGGTCCACCTGTGCGAGACAACGCATTGCCGTGCCGGGTTCGCGGTGCACCTGGCCGGCGCGGCTGGGTACGCGCTAGAGAAGGAGCGAGGCTGGCGGGCAGCGGGCCGCGCGATCTACCTCGCCAGCACGGGGCGATACCCGCACTTCTTCGCGACCGACGAGCGGGCGCTCGAAGACATGCGGCGGTGCGCAGCCGAGGACGCGAAGGTGTCCGTATGAGCACCCTCGAGCAAGACGCGGACGATCGCGAGAGCGGACCGCGCCTGAAGCGCCCCGTTTCGCGCAGACCTGATACGATTCCTGTGCGGGTGCCCATCGGCATCAAGGGCAAGCCTGCGCTCCGCGTCGCGGCGAAGGCGCCGGAATGGCTGGAGCGGGCGTGGGCGGGGGACCGGAGCGGGCTGCCCATGCGGCCGCCCACGACGCGTCGCTGATGGCCGCCAAGACCACCCTCCCCAAGCGCTGGGCCGACCTGGCCGAGGCGTACGGCGGCGTGATCGCCTTCGCCGCGGAGTTGGGCGTTCATCCGTCCACGGTCTGGCGCTGGGGAAACGGTGCCCGTAAGTTGCCGAAAACAGTACGGATGGCCCTGGCGTCTATGGCCGCGATGAAAAAGTTACCAGTGCCGTGACGAATTTCGTTGCGGGTCAAGGTTGCATATGGCAAGGTATCGGCATGAACAGCGCAGAACAGATTGTGCGGTTGGCGGTGGACGCGGCGGGTCAGGCGGCCGGGCGCGACGTTCGTCACGTGCGAAGGGATTCCTTCGTGAACATCCAAGCTCGGGCCGCCATCGCCTTGGCCCTCCTCGACCTCACGCTCTTTCCGAAGCCGTGGGAGCGCGACGACGCCGAGGAGCAGTACCGCGAGGCGTGCGAGGGTCCCGAGGTCGACCCGTACCGCGATCCTACCGTTTCGGAGCTTCGGTTCCAGCCGGAGAGGGAGTGGCCGTAATCAACCCCGCCCTAAAGGGCGGAGCTTTGCAGATCAAGTCCATGGCTCACAACCACTTCAACCCTGTCCGCGTACGGCCGGATTACTTCGGCCCGGCGAGCTATTACCCTCGCCGCGTTGACGTCGGCATCCGCGGTGTGGCCGCACGAGAGGCACGCGAAGAGGTCGCGAGTCTTCCGGTTGGCCTTCTCGGCGTGGCCGCAGACGCGACACTCCCGGGAGGTGTTTCGCGGGTCGACGTGGCAGACTGGCAGTCCAGCACGGGCGGCTTTGTAGGCGATCTTCGTCTGAAGGTCACCGAAGGCCCACGAGTGCAGGACGCGTCGCTGCGACCGGGAAGCTCTTATCCGCGAGCGGATGCCGTCGAGGTTCTCGAGGGCGATGCCGCGCGAGGTGCGTTCGGCTGTAGCCACGATCTGCTTAGAAATGCAGTGATTCACATGCGTGGAGAAACGACCCTCCTTGAGCCGTCTTTTGTGAAGCAGTCGCTTCGCGCTCTTAGTGCCCTTGGACTGGAGTCGTTGTCGAAGCTTGACGGCGCGACGTCGGAGAGCGTTGAGACTCGAGCCGCTGAAGTTGTCACCGTCACTTGTCGTAGCGATATTGACGATGCCGACGTCTACGCCGAGCCAGCCGAGAACCTTCTTCTCCTCGATATCGGGTACGTCGACAGAGACGAAGAGGTAGAACTTGGAGCCGCGGAGCACGAGGTCCGCCTCGCCTCGCTCGAAACCGAGAAGCGCACGCTGATGCTCGCCGCAGACGAATGGGATCGCTTGGCGCCCAGAGAGCGTCCAGAGGTTCGCAGCATCGCCCTTCCACGACAGGATACGCTGATCGTACGCGATCGACCCGAGCGGGCGAAAACGGCGCCTCACCTTCTTGTCGAGTTTGTAGGCGTCGGCAACCTTGGCGGTTGCACGCACGATCATTTGCGAGGACAGGTCAGGGAACGCAGCGCGAGCGTCACGGTAGACCAGCTTGTGCAGCGCGAATTGCCGGAAGATCTTGGCATCCCAGGCCTTGCCAGAAAGCCAGTCGCACGCCGCATTCGCGCGCCGCATCGTCGCGGTGAGCGATGCCGCTTGCTCGGCGGTCGGCTGCAACTTCACCTGCACGACAAGCTTCACCATGGTGACGTAGCACGCTCAAGACTTGAGGCAACACAACCAAGACGGGGCTTCCTCCCCGCCCTGAAGGACGGGGTTTCCGCCCCGGAGAGACAATGACCCCGATAGAAATGACCTTGATGCTTGCGGACGCCACGGGCCTTAGCCCGTCGACCATCGGCGAGCTGCCAGCGGTGAGCGCTGCCGCCATGCTAGCCGACGTGCGCAGGCCTCCCGGTCAGCGCGGAGCCAAGTGGACCCGCGGCGAGCTCGCGGCCATCGTCCGGAGCAACGACGGAGACGCGGCGCTCGAAGTCCTCAAGTACCTCGACGAGCGAGGGCCAAGGTGCGTGTCGTGGCTGGATGAGACCGTGCCTCGCGGCGGCATCGGTTGCGAGTGCCCGGGGGACTGCCCGGAGCATGGGGAGGCGGCGGTCGACGTCGCGAGCGCTGAGCCTGGGTGATGGGCGGTCCGACGCATGCCTATCCGGTTCGTTCCCATGAGCACGTCTTTCCGCATGTTTGCGCCTTTCTGAGAAAATCGCCTCTATCCGCTTGACGCCCACGAATCCGGGCGTATGATGTTTGTTGTGGGCAGCAGTTGAGGGCCCGCGAGACCACCACCGACCACCACCACGGAGCCTCCCAATGATTATCACCGCCAAGTTTGCCTCTGTCTGCCCCTGCTGCAACGCCCGCATCGTCCCCGGCAGCAAGGTCGAGTGGAGCAAGGGCAGCCCGGCCAAGCACACGGCCTGCGGCGGCGCTGTGGCTGCCAGCCTGGCTCCCCGTACCTCGCGACGCTCCTATACGGCAGGGCGCTGGAATGGCTGCTCGTGCGGTGCGCGCGAGATGCCCGACGGCTCGCTGAGCCGCAACGCTTGTGCGTCGTGCCGATTTGACAACGAGTGAACCTCGCCGGTCGCGGTCGGGGCCTCGGAGACGGGACCCCGGACGCGGCAATCGAGCCGCACGAAAGACCACCACCATGACCACCGACAAGATCAAGATCACGATGTCCGAGCGACGCCCAATCACGATCGACCCGAAGCTTTGGCCGGTGATCGCCCGGGCCGACTGGCACAACGGCCAGCACGAATTTCAGGCCAACACCATCCGCCGGATCAAGGTACGCCAGCACGCCGACGGACGGCGGATCGTCTATGGATTCCAGACGGCCGGCAACGGCGGACAGCCCATCGGGACGCGTAACCCGGCGGCGGGATTCCTCTTGCCCGCGGGCGCCGATACGATCCGGGCGATCCGCCGCGTGGGCGGTGTCATCGACGACGACACGCTGGCCGACGAGTGCATCGCGGACCTGCCCGCGGAGGAGTTGGTCAACGAAGCGAGCCGCTTTGCTGAGCCCGGGATGAGGCTGGACGTGTCCGCCGACAAGCTGGGAGCCATTTACGCGCTGCTCGTCCGGGCCGCGGAGTACGTGCCCGAGCCGCTCAAGAGCGAGATCCGCGCAGCCATCACGGCCGGCGCCTCGTAACGTTTCGCTCCTGCCCTCGACTCGCTCGGGGGCAGCATGGGAGGCATTACCGTGGACCCCAGAGGATTCCCTACGACGCTGCCCGAGTTCCAGCGCGTCTTCCCCGACGATCGCGCCTGCGCGACGTACTTGGAGCGCCTGCGCTGGCCTGAGCAATTCGCCTGCCCCAAGTGCGGCGTGGTCGCCGACCCATACCGGTTCGAGGCGCGGCCCCACGTGCTGCGCTGTCGCTCGTGCAAGGCCGACGTATCGCTCCTTGCGGCAACCGTCATGCAGTCGAGCCACACGCCACTCTCGACCTGGTACTGGGCCGCGTACCTCGTCACGACGCAGACGCCCGGACAGAGCGCTCTCCAATTCCAGAGGCAGCTCGGCCTGACGCGGTACGAGACGGCGTACATGATTCTCCATAAGCTCCGGTCGGGCATGGTGCGGCCGGACCGTGACACGATCGGCGGGGAGCACCACGTGGAGGTAGACGAAACGCTCGTGGGTGGGCGGACGCGCGGGGAGGGCAAAGGACGCCACCACAAGGTCTACGTGCTCGGCGCCGTCGAGGGGCGCATGCGTAAGACGGGCGAGCACGCGAGCGGAAACGGTCGAGAGCAACACCGCGACGGGAAGCCAGTCAAGCGCCCGTACTACGCGGGCCGCCTGCGTCTCCAGCTCGTGAGCGACCGCCAGGCAGCGACGTGCGAGGGTTTCGTGCGAGAGAACGTGACCGCACGGACCAACGTGCGAACCGATGGCTGGCAGGGCTACGACCGACTCGGCGCCATGGGCTACGCGCACCGCCCTATCGTGATGGCCGGCGCACCCGAGCAGAACGACGCGCACCTTCCGCTCATCCACCTTGTGTTTTCGAACCTCAAGGCGTGGATCCTCGGCACGCACCACGGCACGAGCCAGCAGCACCTTCAGGCGTACCTCAACGAGTACGCCTTTCGCTTCAATCGGCGCTTCTACCCGATGACGGCATTCAATTCGGTTTTGGGGATCGGCGTGAAGGCGGTTCCGCCGACGTACGCCGGCCTCTACTCGGGCGTGTGGCAGCACCCGGGCTCGCAGCCGACGGATCCTCAGACGGAGTTGCCGTTCGCATGACGTCGGCAGGTACGACGTCAAGCAGGGCTGCGAGGCCCTCTGGGGTAACGAGCACGCCGCGTGTGGTGCGCTGCACGTACCCTCGTTCAGCGAGCGGCCCGAGCGCCCACGGGTCGAAACTGGCAATGGCAGCGGCGTCGCTCTCTGCGTACGCCTGGAGCATGCGCAGCTCGGGCGCGGTGAGCGTCTCTGGGAGAGTGGGCATGAGGGGCAACCTACGTCACGCATCGCGGCTCCGCACGGGGAAACGCGATGGGAGAAAACCGGATAGGCATGATCCAAACCAGGCATCGCAACGGTCGCCAAGCAGGCAGGCCGTGCGAAGAGGGATGCGCGGTAGGACGTGGGAATTGAAAGTCAGCCGGCCGAATTGATGGGCAGGGCGCCTTTGTCGGGCAAAGCCGCGCGCCTCCGTGAGAGCGGACACCGCGCCATGTGCTGCCCGCATCCCCTGCATCGGTGCCGCTCGCGGACGTACGCAAGCGTGCAGATCGCCCACCTCGTGCGCCGGCAGGCCGGGCAGCGCACGCGGCGGCGCTTGGTGCCAGGAGTGGTGCGCAGGACGGCCGTGGTAACGCGGCGCTCGCCCGCGCAGGCCATGCACCGGCCTGACCGCTCGCGGATGCGCTTCGGAAAGCCGCACACGACGCGCTTGTGTAGGCAGACGGGACATTGGACCCGCCAGCGCGGCGCCTGGCCAGGAGAGCGTCCCGGCATGAGCGGGAGGCGCTCGGGGGCCGCGAGGCTCACGGCCTAGGCGCCCCGCACTTGGCAAGCCCAGGCCTCAGAATCCCATCGCTGAGCCGAAGCGTTGCGCGGCACGCAGTGCATCGCACTGAGCGCGCGTCGCTGAACACGGCGCGATGCTGGAACTCGCCGCATGCGGTGCACTCGAAGTCCCATCACAACGCACCGAAGAGCGGCTCTTGTCCTGCGCGCACTGCCTGCAACGTGGAGCCTGACTCCTCGGCCCGTAGGCGCTCAATGCTCAGCGAGGCAGACTTCGGCTCGCGATCGATGCCGATGAATCGGCGGCCCAGTCGTAACGCCGCGACGCCGGTCGTTCCGCTTCCGCAGAATGGGTCGAGTATGATGTCGTTCGGATCGGTGAAGTCGGAGATCAAGGCGAGCATGAGGTCGACAGGCTTGGGCGTATCGTGGTCCGGACGATCATCGCCTCGTGGCGGCAAGCAGCGCCAGATCCCCGCACCGCCTCCACGGTTCCACGATTTGCGCCCTGCGCGGTGCATGATGGCGATGGCCTCTACGGCCTGCCCCGGACGGTCCCCGGTGATCTGCGGCGAAGGGGCGACCTTGTCCCAGATCCCCGCTCGGACCCACGCCTTGCCGGCGGCCTCCGCGTAGTCCCCGATGGCTTCGACGGTGCAGAAGGCGATTGCCCACCGAGACGCCTTCGCGATCAAAATCTTAGCTAGGCTCTGCGGATCCGTCAGCGCGCCGAATGAGATGCCGAACCCGTCGGCCAACGCCTCGGCCACCGCCTCGGCCACCGCCTTGTGTAGCGCACCGCGGTGCGTTCTCGGGTCGTACGGAGGGTCCGTTATCACATGGTCCACGGCCCCGATCGTGGGCAGAATCTCCAAGCAGTCTCCTTCAAGGACCACCCACCGATCGCGACCGTCGAGGACGCGGGCTACACGATCTTGGAGATCGCCAGCACAGACAGCGCGCTCCGGCTCTTCCCTGGCCTGCCGGACTTCTTGTTCGCCGCCGCCTTCGCGTCCAGCTTCTTCAGCAGCGCGATCGGGATGTGGACCGACATGATGTGCTGACCCGGCACTCGGTCCGCTCCGGTCTTGCTCGCCCGCTTCGACTTCGACGCCGTGGGCTCCGGGCGCTTCGGGCTCGCCTTGGTTGTCATCGGTTCTCAACGCGCACCATTGGCCAACCTTTCGATTTCTCGGTTCACGTACCACGCGGCCTTGCGCAAGTCCTCGGTCGCGTTCTTCGACTTGAGCCCAGCGCGCCAAAGGTACTTGATGGCGTTTCCGATGTTGAACCCGCAGTGCTCCGCGATGGTCACGCACTCCACGCCGCTCGGGTGGGACGTGTAATGCGATGGGCGATTGACCGCGTCGTTAGGCTTAGACTTCACGCCTTCGCCCTCTCGCTGAGCTCCACGCCGAGCACACTGGCGACGGTCTTGAGCACGTGGATTTTCTGCGACAGCGACAGCTTCGACAGCTTGCGCGCGATGGTCAGGACGAGCGTGGTCAGGTCTTCGGGCTGTTCGGTAGGCATGGGATGGTATCCTTGGTGAGCAGGAACGGTAACGCACGGCGCGAAAGCGCGCAAGCTCCTTGACGCGCAAAAGCGCACGCGCTACGTTGCACCCATGAGCGATGAGACCAAGTCGATGCGCGTTGGGGTGAGCCTGGACCATCTCGACGTGGAGATTCTTGCCCAGGTCATGGCGTCGATGCCACCAAACCTGCGTGGAATTACCGCGGCCGACGCACTCCGTTTTGCCTTGCATGCGCACGGAAAGACGATCCAGAAGCCTTCGCGAAGGGCCGTGCGATGAGCGACGATAGAGCCGTCATACCACTGCGCCACGATGCGAGCGTGGACGTTCACGCTTCCGTGCTGGACGTCATCGCCCGCGCTGCGAGCGACCCAGCGGTCAACGTCGAGAAGCTCGAGCGCCTGCTTGCCATCCAAGAGAGTCTACTAGCGGACCAGCGCAAGACGTCGTACTTCGCCGCACTAGCTAGGCTCCAGGAGGCCTTGCCGCAAGTTACGAAGGCCGGCACCATCCTCGACCGCGACGGGAAGGCCAGGAACCGCTACGCGAAGATCGAGGACATCGACATCGCCATCCGGCCGCTTTGCGCGAGGGAAGGCTTCTCGTTCTCCTTCGACTCCAAGTCCACTCCGGGCGGCGCGGAGTACTCGTGCGCCATGCAGCACCGCGACGGACACGTTGAGACCAAGACGCTGATGCTCCCGCTGGACCAGGGCGCGGGCCGCAACGCGGTGCAGAGCGCGGGGAGCACCATCAGCTACGCGAAGCGGTACTTGCTCGGGATGCACCTGCATCTCGTGACGCGCGACGAGGACACGGATGGCGAGGCGTTCGCGAACATCACGCCGGAGCAATCGGATCGGCTCAAGACGTCGCTGCAAGAGGTCGGCGGCTCTGTCGACCGGTTCCTCCGGTACCTCAACGCGGAGTCGTTCGAGACGATTCGCGTGGGGCAGTTCTCGAAGGCGCTCAATCTCATCGAGGAGAAGAAGAGGCAGGGAAGGCGATGACGCTACGAACGGCTCTCATTCTAGACACGGAAACGACGGGTCTGGATCCGAAGACAGACTCTTGCATCGAGGTCGGATGCATCCTGTATGACCTCGAGCAGGCGGCCCCCATTGCTTCGTTCGCAAGCCTAATCCGGTGCGACCGAAATCCAGCATGGGAGGTCAACCGAATCACTATCAACGCGCTAGACATCGCTCCCGACGCTGGAGACGTGTGGCTACGGGCGTACGAGTTTGCGTCACGCGCTGACATCATCATGGCTCATCGAGCCGAGTTCGATCGGGGTTTCGTTTCACCGCAGGTCCGCGATGCAAAGCCTTGGGTATGCACCAAGTTTCACGTCGACTGGCCTCACGGGAAGCCGGGAGACCCTCTCACGTTCCTGGCCTTGGCCCACGGAGTTGGAATAGTCAACGCGCACCGAGCGATGAGCGATTGCGACACGCTCTCACGTCTTCTGTCTCGGGTGCACGAGATGACGCAGACGGAGGAGGATCCGGTGCCGCTTGTGTCTCTCATGCAGCTCGCCATGCGACCGCGCGTGAAGGTTCAGGCTCTAGTGAGTTACGACGACAGGGAGAAAGCGAAAGCGGCAGGCTTTGCATGGGAAGCGTCAGACAAGCGGTGGGTGCGAGAAGTCGCCGAGCAAGACGCAGCGTCCTTCCCATTTAGAACGATGGTGCTCACGTGATCATCCACACATGCGTGCAAGGCTCCACGGAATGGCTCGCGGTCCGCGCCGGCATCCCCACCGCATCCTGCTTCGACAAGATCGTGACGCCCAAAGGCGCTCCGTCGAAGCAGGCAGAGAAGTACATGCACAAGCTCCTGGCTGAGAAAATGATGGGCCATCCGGTGGTCGAGTTCACCGGCCCGTGGCTCGAGAGAGGCAAGGAACTCGAGGCGGACGCGCGCATGTACTACGAGTCAATCCGGGAGATGACGACGGAGCGCGTGGGGTTCGTGACCAACGATGCTGGCACCATCGGATGCAGCCCAGACAGCCTCGTCGGCGAAGACGGGCTCTTGGAGCTCAAAGTGCCAGCAGAGCACACGCACGTGGCCTACATGCTGACGCGGTCCGTGGACGCCGAGTATTATCCTCAGGTGCAGGGTCAGCTTTGGGTGACGGATCGCAAGTGGCTAGACATCATGTCGTTTCACCCGGAGATGCCGCCGGCCATCATCCACGTCGAGCGAGACGAGCAGTACATCTCCATTCTGTCCGCCGCGGTGAGCAAGTTTTCGGCGCATCTCGAGCGGACCGTGGCTGAACTTCGGGAGAAGAACAGGTGAGCGCCAAAGGGGACCGCACCCACGTCGGCGGCAAGCCCAAGCCGCTCACCGAGCGAGACGTCGATGTCGAGCGCCGCCTAAACGCAGGCGAGACCCCGACCGCCATCGCGCGGGATATGGGCATCTCGGCGAAATCCATCGGTCGAATCCGTGAGCGGCTGTACAACGTGAGGAGCCTGGAGAAGGTTCGGGTCACACGATGACCGCAGCCGATAAGCCTGTCATCGCTTCGGAGCCCATAGCGCTCGACATCGAGGGCCATCCCAGCGTGTCACCCGCGGCGAGGCGCGCAGCAGAGGACGAATATCGCCACTACGTCGCGCGGCTCGAGATCGAGGTCGCCGCCCTGCGTCGAGCCGTGGCCGACAAGGACGCAGAGCTTCGCCGCCTTCGTGAGACGTGGCAGGCGCGGCTAGAAGATGAGGTGCGCCTCAGAATGCGCGGGACGCGTGTGCCGGAGAGACCATGAGCGAGAGACTTAGGGACATCTACCAGCAGCTAGAGGACCACGTGAGGACTTACGAGGGGAGGGGTGAGGCGAGGTTGGCCGACGCGACGAGGGACTTGCAGGACGTCCTTTGGTACCGGCTCAGCGATGAGGCGCGGCGGTGGCTGAATGGGCGGGAGCCGAAGGACGGGAGGACGATGTGAGAGTGCTGGTGGAGCCCACGGACGAAGGCGTGGAGGCCGCCGCCAAGCGCGAGCTCTTCGAAGAGACGGGCCTGGTCGCCAGGAGCCTGGCCCTTCTCCACGAAGGGCCGGCGGACCCGTCGATGGTCCAGCCGGGCCGCGCGTCCGTCGTGCACGTCTTTCGCGTCGCCGTGCCGGAAGGCGCCCGGCCGGAGGAGCGCGAGCACGGGTGCCCGATCTCCTGGCTGACGCGCAATGAGTTTCTGAGCCGCGTACCCTTCCGGGCCTTCTACACGGCGGTGTTCGAGAAGCTCGAGCGGGAGTGGGAGGTCGGCGACTGGTACGTCGACCCGCCTACAAGGTTCGGATGAAAGCGCGGGCCGACCGTGTCCGATAAGAGCGCGATTGAGTGGACCGACGCCACGTGGAACCCGGTACGCGGGTGCCGTGAGGTGAGCCCTGGATGTGACCACTGCTACGCGAAGCGCTTTGCGGAGCGATGGCGTGGAATCCCAGGTCACCCATATGAGGCCGGGTTCGATCCGCGATTCGTTCCGGACCAACTGGACGCCCCGCTCCACTGGAAGCGGCCTCGACACATCTTCGTCAACAGTCAGAGCGACCTTTTGCAGGGTGCGTTTAGCAACGAAGAGATCGGTTCGGTGTTCGGTGTAGCCGCTGCCTGCCCGCAGCACATATTTCAGATCCTGACGAAGCGCGACGAGCGCTTGGTGAAGTGGTTCAAGTGGATCGCAGAGGAGGGCAAGAAGCTTCCGGGTAGAGTGGGAGAGCCGTGCCCTAGTACGAGCTCGCTTGAGGCCTCAGCCTGCGTGATGCTGGCCGGCGTCGCTGTCATCCCACAACGACAGTTCGTCGATGCGTGCAACGAGAGCCCATGGCCCCTGCCCAACGTGTGGGTGGGCGTGTCGGTCGAGAGCCCCGACTACCTGCACCGCGTCGACAACCTTCGCATGGTGCCCGCGGCGGTCCGGTTTCTGTCGCTGGAGCCGCTCCTTGCGGATCTCGGCACGATCAACTTGGACGGAATTGGTTGGGTCATCGTGGGCGGGGAGAGTGGCCCTGGGGCGCGTAGCATGAAGCCGGAGTGGGTGCGGGCCATTCGCGCACAATGCGAGGCAGAGGGTGTCCCGTTCTTCTTCAAGCAGTGGGGCGGCCTGTTGAAGAAAAAGACGGGCCGATTGCTGGACGGCCGCACCTACGACGGCATGCCATAGAGGCGAACATGAAAGGCCAGCCGCGCACGAAGAGTACGCCCATCGGGGACGCGATCCGCAAGGACGCCCTCGCCTACCGGTCCGACGGCCAGGCCGAGCGCGCCGAGGGTATGGTCGACGCGGCCGACCGCCTACCCGGGGAACCACCACGTAGGCGTACACCCGTGCCCATCTTGCTCGACCACGAGCCAGTCGACACGCGCACCCGTAGCGTCCGTGACATCTCCCGGTCGTAGCTGAAGGCAGCACCACCCGCGAGACGGCTCGGGCACCCCGAACGAACAGGAGCGCATGTACCTCGCGGGTCGGAGCGCCTCGAGTTGCTGCGCGGTGAGCGGCTGCGGAGCGCCAACGTACAGCATTGACGAGTAGCCGCCCGAGCTCAGCGCAGCGTCGAAGGCGTTGACGTGGTCGCCGCATTCGGTGCCGACGACGCCCTCGAGGTCGATTAGCACGTGGCAGCCGAGAGGTACGCCAAGGGCTACGGCCTGTCGAACCGCAGTGGCGCCGCGCGAGGCCCCGGTCGCGTTGTTGACAGGTCCCGTGCTCGCCATCGTGTACGGCGCGATACCCATCTCGCAGGACAGGATGAGGTCGCGATACTCCGGCGTGAGGTTCTCGAGGTACGCTCCGACGACGCGAGCGCCGCGCCCGTGGAAGTCGACGAGCTGGTCCCGCGTAAAGTGGGCCAGGCCGTCGACACCGAGCGTGAACGGCGGACAGGGGCGGCCTACGCCGATGGCGGTCACTCCGAACCCCCATCGAGCCGCGCCCGCAGATACGCCTCGGCCGCACCGATTACGTACGGACCGCAGTTCTGCACCTCGTCGAGCGTCAGCACGGCGTTCGGGTCGCCCTCGGCCTTGTCCGCGATGGCCTGGCCTACGATGCAACCGACCGCGGCGCCCTCGGTGGCCGGCGGCGTGGGGGGAGACAACGGAGGCGGAGCCGAGTGGCATCCGACGAGGAGCGCCATCGCGGCCAGTCTCACGGAGCGCCCGCGTCCGTGGTCACCGTGACAGTAGTGGGACCCGTGGTCGTCGTCTCGGATGGGACGTCGGGAAGCGAGCCTACGTAGGAGCTGCACTTGCTTGCCGCGAAGTTCGAGCTGGTGAACGATGCGGTGGCGGTGCCGAACAGCTCGAGCGCCGCGACGCCGATTGAGATGAGCGCCAAGTCGTTTTTCGCGGTCACCTGGGACGGCTGCAAGGCGGCGGCTGAGGCCCCGAGGCCGGCCCCGGACGCGCCGAGTGCGATGTCTCCGATGACGATGCCGTTGTGCACGCCGGCCGTGGACTGGCATGCGCTGACAGCCGCCTGATTCGCCGCATTGACCGGCACTATGGGCGCGGAGTCGATGCAGCCAGCGAGCAACAGTGCGCCGAGCGCGAGTCGGGCGCTCACGAGCCGCCCCCGGTGGGCACGCTAAGCTCGGCCCCGAAAGCCTTGAATGCCTTCAGCGCGTCGAGCGGCGAGATGGCTCCCACGATGTGAAGCGCCTTGCCGTACCATGTGGTCGGAGGCAGCTTCGCCGCGAGCGGCGAGATGACCGCGGCGTTGACCGCGCCCCAGATGGCGAGGTCGGTGACGGGGTTGGCTTGGAGCCAGGCAAGAACTGCGCTCATGGTCGATTCCTTTCGCTTTCCACCCACACTTTAGCAGCCTCGGCAGCCTTGTCGCGGGCCAACTCCCATGCCTCGTTGAACGTCGCGCGCCGAGGGTCATTCGGGTCGGCGTACGCCTTCAGCGCGCCAGCAAGGTCCAGCGCCTCTTTCAGCGCGGTCCGTTCGGCGCTCACGGCAGCAGCTTCCAATGGTGGGCCAGCCACGCGCCGACGGCCCCGGACGCGACCAGGGCGGCAGCCACGGCCCACACGAGGAGGTGTACGGCCCAGTGCTCGACGAGACTCTCACCGGCCCACGTGAGGGCCCTGGCCAGCCACTTCGCTGCGGGCGGCAGGGACTCGACCTTGGCTTTCGACGCCGCGCCCTCGGCCCGGCCGGCCATGTTTGCCACGGTGAGCATGTAAGACCCCGTCACCTGCTCCCGCTCCGCAATCTGCGTGACGGCCCTGGATAGCGCCTCGACGGCCGACTTGATGGCCACGAGTTCTCCGCGCATCGAGCCCATGTCAAGCGCGATGCCGGCGCTCATGGCGTCGACCTTGCCGGATAGGGTGCCGTGGGCGTCGAAGAACTTTGACCCGAGTTCGGACAAGGACCGGTGGAGCAGGCGCGCCTCGCCGGTGGCGAGCGGGGTGGGCATCGTCGGGGGCTCGGGGGGGATTCGTGGGGCGGTGGTCATGACCATGAGCCTCCGTATCGAGATGAGAAGTATTTGAACACGCTCGAAACTTGTGAAGCAGAATGTGCCGACGAGTATATGAGAAGCTCCGCTATTTTTCCGTTCAGAAGTTGAGACGCGGCCCCGTACCCTCCGATGGTCATGCCGGACGCCCCGAAAGAGTTGGATCCGGCCGCGCCAGATGCGTTCGGGGCTGCAGACGTTCCCACATAGGAGACCCCCGGCCCGCTGTTGAATACGCCAGCAAAGGCATTCTTGGATCGCGAGTTGTTCGTGCCTAGCAGCAGAGATCCGGCGTAAATTCCCCACACGCTACCGCTCCAATATATCGTTGGCGGAGCAGTAGCACCGTTGCCCTGGAAATCCTGAGCGGATCCGCCAGAAGTGCTCTCTCCGACCACATATATCGTGGCTGGCTGCGATAGGTTCTGGAACGTCGAGTCAGTGAGGCTCTGCAATGCTGACGCAAGGAAGGACATAGTTGGTTGCCCGTTGTACATCGCATCTACAGCCGTATACGAGGGGCGATTCGTGGGAGTTCCTTGCACGAAGGTGGCCCCCGATCCACTCATGTCAACCCACTGGCTGACGGAGCCAGACACGAGCGTCACGTTGGTGTCGGACCTCAGTCGGAGCTTGATGCCCGATGTTATTGGCAAAGACTGCGCGGTCTGCCCTCCCGCGGCGATGCCGATGGCGGTTCCAATGAGTCCCATCAGGACACCGGGATCCCGTACTTGGAGCCCAGATTCGTCTTGACCGTTAGAATCTCAGCGGCGGTCAAGTTGCGATTGTAGACGATTACCGTGTAGATGCCTCCTGGGAAGTATTCGCCAGATCCCCCAGGATTGCCCAGCACTTCCACATGCTCCGTGTGGGTTGCCATAGACCCGGTGGTCCCGGCGGTGCCGTCCAGGGCGAAGTAGCTGGACGCGCCGTCGAGGTAGCCCATGTAGATATGCGGGTTTCCGTTCGTGCCCGTCACCGCGCCAGGGTTACTACCCGCGTCGTCGACCATAACGTAGTTCGTCGAGTTGGTGTTCCTGCCGAAGTTTACGTTGTGTCCGCTCGTCTGCATCGCGAAGACTACATGCGTCGCCGAATAGGTAGCTTCCACCGCGACGATGAACACGGTAAGCTTAGCCGTCGAATAGGTGGCCGTTCCCACGAGCGCATCGGACGTGCCGTTGCCCACGATCCCCGGGTATCCGTTGAGCGTGGCCGTCCCATAGGCCGGTATCGTGCTGTTCGGGGCGACGTCGCCAGCGTTGCCACTCTGGTCCGCCCACTTGGTGACGCCGCTCGAATTGGTGACGCCGAGGCTCGAGTCTAGCCAGAGCACACATCCGGAGATGTCAGTGGGAGCCCACGTCGGAGAGTCGTCCTGGACGCGGATCACGTTCGTTCCGTCGCACCTCACTATGGCAGTCTTGTTCGGGCCGATCGGCACGCCTGCCCCGGTGGCACCGCCCACCGTGATCCGCGATGGCGTCAAATTCGCTACCGTCTTCTGCCACCCAGGGTTCAGTGGCACATTGACCGTGCTGCTTGTTGTGCTTGATCCAGTAATGGCGATCGTTTTGCCGCCGAAAAATCCGCTCATCGGTGATAGTGCCAGCTGACCCTGACTGACGGTGGCAACGGATGTGGCCGTCATGTCAAAGCCCGAAGAAGACGCGCCCATAGGCACTATCGTGGTGTCGTCGAATAGGTCGACGCTGATCCCATGCACGGTAGGCGGTACGTCGATCACGAATTCAGCATCACCTATTCCGCTGACCTCGAGACCGTATAGCGTGGCTCCTGAGTCCACTTTGACCACTGGGCATACCGACGATGTGTATGAGTAGGAACCCCCCTCAACGATGACGGCGAAGTTGTTCTCGCTTCCGCTCAGGTGAACGAATGCGGATGCGCTAGCCGCAGACATCGCGACGTCGCGGACAGAGAAGCCGTTGACCCCTCCGCCAGTGCCATTGCCAAGCAGTATCGGAACCTCAGTGACGCTGGCAGCGTTCTCGATGTGACCGCCGAACATGCCAGACGACTGGCACAATTCTGCGTACACGTTTCCGAGGGCGTTCGATTCTAGGAGCAGACCGTACGTGTTGAACTGGCTTAGACCGTTGCCAGGGCCCCTTTGCTTCTGATGCAGACCGTACCCATGGCAATCTGCGATGTTGCCTCCGAAGAACTGTACTCCGGCAGCGCCAAGCTCGTCGTATATCTGCACGCCGTCTCCGGTGCAGCCCTCCACGTTTAGCTCATAGAAATTGCACTGAGCATTGTTGTTTTGTGCCGCCGTACCTTCAAGCTGCACTGCGGCAGTCGTGAAGCCGGCGTAAGAGTGGCATGTGAGCCACAATTTGTTGCACGTCACGAAGTAATTTGCCTGAAAATGCAGGCCAACTGATACGGACGCATCGGACGTTTGAATCTCGAACGACTCAAGCGTGATCTTCTGAGCCAGCGTCGCAAGAGAGACCTTCTTGCCGTTGGTCAAGTTGATCGTACTGAGCTGCCCGGCGCCTCGGATGGTCGCGTTACTCGGTATCGATATATCGGCGGAATATATCCTGTACGCCACGGTGGGTGGCGGGATGAACACTTGGGCTCCGATCGATTGCGCCAGCGAAATGCATGTATTGAACGCTGCGGCGTCGTCGGTTACGTCGTCGCCAATGGCTCCGAAATCCTGTACGTTCAGCTCTCTCGGGCGGTGTACGCCAACGTTCTGTAGCACCCACCCCGGCCCGCTCTGGTCGTACAGGAAGAGTAGCGCGCCCTGCTTCGGCTGGAGCACGACGTTCGCGCCATTGCTCTGCGTGTTGATGCGCCAGCTAGCCGTGCTCGACGCGTCCGCGTTCACGATCGTCATCGGCTGAGACGTCGTGTTGCTGACGAGCAGGTACGGGTACGCCCCAGCAGCGGGCGGGGTGAACCCACCGATGCTGAACGCACCGGGCGTGTTGAGTCCGATGCGAAGCGTGGAAAGCCCGCTCGTGGCGATGTTCGAGTTGCGCCCAGGAGTGAGCGTGATGTTGGACTGCCCGAAGCTGGCCCCCGGCGCCGTGCTCGTCAGCGTGACGACCGTGGTCCCTCCGGCGAGGTTCGGGTTGTCGACAACCGACACGCCCGTCGTGCTGTTGCCAGCGACGAACTGCATTTGCGGTCGAGGAGTGACCAGATTCCCGCTCGGGTCAATAACGTTCTTGACGAGCTGCGACTGAAGGAAATTGCCGGGGGAATTGCTCATGTCAGTTGGCTCGGTAGTGCTTCACGATGATAGTCGCTGGACCCACCAAGCTAACGCCGCAATTCGTGGTGGACGACCGGTCAGCTTGCAGCGCTACGCCGCACTTGGCCGAAGACCCAAGCAGGTTTGCGGCGGGGAAGATTGCGGTCAACGTGACAGGCACGAATACGTCCTGCGTAGTCGGGGACCCCACGCTCTGCCAGAGAGAATCGAGTATCTTTCCTGATGTCTGCGCGTAAACTGCAGGATTACCATTCCCTGGGATCATGTACGGGAACAGCAAAGACCGACCAACGGCGCTTGGCCCTAGCACGTAGGCGTTGAGGCTCCAGACGACTTCGATGAGGTCGCCTGGCTCAATATTTGGGCCGTACGTTGTGGAGCTTCCGTTCTTGAGCAAATCGAGAGAAGTCTCTGCGCTGCCTGTCGAAGCGACTCCGTTGTACGGGTAGATCGTGGTACCGGTGGGGTTGGCGATGCTAGCCCATCCAGATCCGCTGCTCTCGGAAGGGGCCCACGGCTGACCGGTTGGCGCCGCGGCAGGGCTTCCCATGTACATGTCGTAGAGCCGGTACTTGCCGAGCCTCCGATACAGCCATGGCTGCGTGTTCTGCCCGGCCTCCCAAACCGCGCCGGCCACGGTGGCGTCCACGAGGTCCGTGCCGTTGTCGGGGAGCGAGACGGCGGGGAGGACTTGGTAGTCGATGCAATATCCCTGGGCCCCCTGGGAATACGGGCCAGATCCAGATGTCCCGTTCAACAGGAAGTCGTTCGCGTCGACGACGGTGATGGTAAACGTATGGTCGATCGCCCCAGTGCCTTCGATGTCTACGGTGTCGCCCGTGTTGAACCCGTGCGCGGTGGCCTCGACCTGCCAGCCGCCTGCAACGGTAGTGACCGCCACAATGGGTACAATTCGACTCGCCCCGCTGGTCGGTGAGGGGATGGTCCCGTTTCCTGCGTACGTTGTGGGCATCTACGAAACTCCGCTGAAGATTGTGGCGGTTGCGCAGGAAGGTCTCGTGGCAGTGTACACCTGCCCGTAGACTGGGTCACTGACGACCTTCCCAAAAGTGCCCCATGTGCCGTTCGGGAGGTAGGGGGAGCCGAAGGCGAGGGCGGGGTTGAAGTAGTTCGGGTCGTAGCTGACGATGAGCTGCGCGGTGACGTTGGCGGCCTTCTGTTGCTTGACCTCGGCGGCGAGCGCGCTGGACTGCGAAGCGGTGCCTCCCCACCCCCACACGGCGCCGGATCCCCACGCCTGGCCTCCGCCCCACGTCGCGGAAGGTACTGGGTACGGAGACCCGCTCGTCGAGTAGATGATGGGCCAGAGTCTCCACCACCGATACGCGGCGCCGAACGGGTACCCGAGGGAGTCCCAGTCCCAGTTCGTGTGGGGCGACTGGCCCGGTTGGACGAACGTCGGGGGAGGCACCACGGGGAGACCTGCCGGATACGCGCTCGGGTAGGACGCGCGAGACGCGCTCACCGGGGCGAGCGGGATCGGGTCGTCTCCGGCGCTGTACCCATACCAGTTGCTCGAATTGTCGACGGTCCGAACAGTGACTGCCGACGGCAACATTTGACCGATGAGTCCAAGCAGCATCCCTGTCGGATGGCCCTCGTACGGCAACAGGTCTAGCCACTGCTGAAGCCTGGCGACGTAGTCTGCCTGCGGCTCCTGATATCCCTGCGAGATGGTGCGGTCGACAGCGATCCACGGGAACGCATCTGGCGGCGCAGTGGACGGGAAGCGCGACTTGACGGCCCACGTCGCGCCGTCGCTCAAGTCATCGTAGAGTATGTTGATTGACCAGCGGTATTTGCGCCAGTTCGGCCCGTTTAGGTAGGCAGGGCTCAGCGCGTCGCCGGCAAGGCAAAAAACGCTCGTGGGTGCGGTGACGAGCGGGCCGGTCATGTGAACACCACCGTTCCGTTGACCACGCCAAGTACAGCTACGTTGCCCTGACCAACGGTGAGATTACCAGACGATCCGTTTATCGTGATCGCGATGTCGACAGATCCAGGCAACGCATTGTAAATGGTGGCTTCTACCTCCGCGATGGGCAGTATGCCTGCGGACGTCGTGTTGAGGCCACCTATCGGAAACGCGGAAAAATAGTTAGTCAGCGCGGACAGTATCGCCGACTGGATCTGCGTCGTGGTGTATCCGGCGCTTCTCCGAAAATAAAGCGTGTAGCTCACATTGACAGTGAGCGCTGACGCAGCCTGAGCGACGTACGTGATGCACTGCCCGACGACGAGTGCAGACACCGCAGCCTGGATGACCGCGACGTCGCCAGAAAGCGGCACCCCGGCAGCCGTGGCGAGGTACTGCTGCACGACGCCCGTCGCGGGGTTGCCCACGGTCTGGCTGCGCGTGATGCGCGTCGTCACGTAGTACGGCCACGTCGCCGATTGCGTTCCTGCCGGGATGCTCTGCGCGCAGTAGTCGTATGCGGTGCTCGGAGCGCTCGGGTTTGCAGGAGGAGGCGTCGTCCCCTGCTGGACGAGCGTAAGCGCTGACAGCGTGCCGAGCTTGTTCAGAGACCGCTGAAGGAGCTGAGGGTTCGTTTCCTGCGGGGTCCCCACGAACGGCTGCGTGAGCGCGTTGATGGTGACGCCAGGCAGCGGCGTGACGAGTTGCAGAATGACGCCCGTGGCCGCGTTGCCAGCGGCGCCGACGAACGCGGCATCGGCCTGCACGGCCACGGTGCCGGAGCTGGACCCGCCGATGGTGCCTGTCCCCACGCTCGTGTACGTGGCTCCTCCGCTCGTGGGGTACTGGAAGTGCAGCGGGTTGTTTGGGCTGTACGGGTAGCTTGCTGCGTTCGAGTTCGTGTAAGGTACGGGCCCCGACGCGACGCCGGCCGCGAATCGAATCGTGTTGTAGTTGTTCGGCGTGAGCAAATCCATCCACGTCGTGATGGGATTGCCATTGCCGTCGACCATCTCCGCCGCGTAACTGGCATACCCTCCCTGCGCGAGAAAGTTCACGTTGCCCGCGTAGAGCGAGATGATGTTCGCCTGGACTTGGAAGATGGTCCGCGACGGGTCGAGAGGCTCCCATGACGTGACAGTCAGACCAAGCCCAGTGGCCGTCGCAAGCTCGAGCGAGAGCGCATCGGCCTGCGTGATGGGCGCAACGAGCTGGGCAAGCGTGGGCTGCGTCATCTCACTGCACCGGGGTTGCGAGGTTGGAGTTGAGGAGCGTGACGGTGACTTGCGAGACAGCAAGCACCATCGTAAACGGACCTGCTCCCGATGTGATTCCGATGGTCAACGTGAGCACGGATGTGGCCGTGGTGAACGTTCCGGAGACCGTCACGGCCGTCACCTGCTGGTCCTTCAGAAGCTCTTGCTGCACGGAGGAACCGAGCTGCGAAATCTGCTGGACGGTCATCCCATCTGACAGCGAGTCGCGGAGGTCGATGCAGTCGTTCGGGCAGTCGATAACCGAGCCTCTAGGAGTGGAGAGGCGACAGAGAAGACGTTGTGCCAGGAGCGCGCGTCCGGTTTGCAGGCGGAATGCGGGGTCCGCGTCGAGTGCGCCGTTGGGCGCGCCGATGATTGCGAAGTCCGTTCCGAACGGGTTTGAGCTGGGGAATGGGTTGCTCACGAAGCCTCCGTGTTCGTCGTGACCGGAGGGATTCCGACGAGAGCCGACGTGATGGCGGCGCCGATTGCGTTGATTTCCGCTCCGCTCACTGGGCCAGCAGGAACACCGTTTAGGCCTCCAACAAGAGCAGTTAGCATCGCAGTGTAGGACGGTCCGGTGGCGAGCGGCGCCGCGCCTGCGGTTCCGATCTGCACCAGCGCCCCGTACTGATACACAACCGTAGGCGTATCCGTCGGGTCGAGCCCGCACACCTCTGGCTTGGTCTTGTCTCCGTTGGCAAACCGAAGCCGAACGAGCTTGCCCGGCGTGGGAACTGCGACACCACCGTCCGGACCGGGCCAAAGCGTGACGCTGGAGAGCGGGCCAAAGGGGTTGCTCGTACCCGTTGGCAGAAGGTCGAGCACCACGGGGGGGCCTGGGGTTGCGGCGATGACCTGGTACTCCCAAACGACATACGCCGCGAGGTTAGGCAGGATGAGCCCAACGAGCTTCTCTAGAGCGGCGCGGCCACGGTCGGCTGTCATGACACCATGACCTCCGTGCGCAGCGAGTCCTGCCTCAGCACGTGCCGCACAAGGTTCACCGTCCCGCTAACCGTTGGGCCCACGAACACGGCCCCTGGCGCCCAGTCGGCGGGGAACTCCGTGGCAATCGTGTACCGTCCGCTGGCCCCGTGGACGTCGATGGCGTTGAATGGGCTCGCGATGGGCGTGGGCAGGCGCGGCGCGGTCTGCACAATGCCCGACGCGCTCATGTACCAGGAGTCGCCTAGGACGCCCTGAAGCACGAGCGAAGCAAGTCCCGCCTGTCGCACGTATCCCGTCCCGAGGGTGGGACTCACGGATGGGGCGACGACAGGCGGGGGCTCTTGCACGAAAATGGCGGCGTCGCTCAGCACCATCGCCGTCGGTACTCCACCCGGGAGGGAGTACTGCTTGGACGGGACGGGCTTGCGCCAGCCAGCCTGACCACCGACCAAGCGCACCTCGCGGCGCCCGGCGAAGTCGATTGCGCGAATGGGCGTGCAAACCCATGCGCTTCCAGCCAAGGTGAGCACCTGCGGGCCGACGATGTCGATCGCCACGTCACACACAACGTCCGCATGCCAGTTGCCAGCCATCGGGATGGTCAGCGCGGCCATGAAGATGGGCACGCCAGAGATGTCGGCGTAGTAGAGGCTCACGTCTTCCCCGCGGACGCAGCGGCCTGCGCGAGGAGCGCGTCGCGCTGCTGGACGAGAGCGGAGAGGGCCGGGTTTGGCGCCTTACCGACGATATTGATGGGCTGGATGGTGATGGCACCAACCGGCGTGCTGGCCACGTTGAGCGGCGGCGGCGGGAGGTACTGGGTCACCGTCACGGTCGAAGCGAACATGAGCTGGTCGCCCGTCTTCTTCACCTCGCCGATGCTGTTGCAGTAAATGGCCGAGATGTTGAGGAGGGCCAGCGCGGGATGCTGAATCGACACCGGCGTCGGTGGCACGCCTAGCTTGGTCCCGTCGTACTGAAACGCGAGCTGGTAGACCTGCCACGCGAAGAATTGCGCGTCAGTCCACATCTTGAAGATGAGGCGAAACGGCTTCGGCTTGTTGCCCTGGAACGTGGGAGTGTGCCCTTCTTGCCCCTTGCCGTGCTTGGGGTCCCACGAGTAGAAGAGCTCCGCTCCGTCAATCTCGATGCTGCCTCCCTGGATGGCGTACCCATCGAGGAACCCCTCGGGCGCAGCGATGCCGTTGGGCGAACCCCACGTGAGACCGCCCACGGTGATGCTGTCCCACGACTGCGGGGACAGGAAGGGGGAAAGGACCGCCTGCACCATCAGCCGCCAAGCTCCGTGACGATGCGTTCCAGCACGTCGTACATGGCGTGCTCGGTGATCTCCTGAAACTCGCTCGCGTTAGCGGGCTGCGACCCGTGGAAGTTCATCTCCACGCGGATGGCCCCCGGATGCACCTGAGCGCCGATGCCTCCGCCACCGAGACCGCCGCCGGAGAAGTCCGGCAGCGCGAGGCCTGCGACGTCGTCGGTCGCGCGACCCCTGGGGACGATGCGCTCGCCCGCGCCAATGCTCGTGAGGCCCTCTCCGTCCGCAGGCTTCACGTTCGCGATGCCTCCGCGAATGCTCTCTACGACTCCGCCTTCAGCATGCGGCGCCAATTCTGCCCTCTCCGCAGCCTGTTGCTTCGCCTCGACATTCGCCATACGATCGGATACGGCGAAGCCTACAGCTCCGGCAGCGTGTACGACCGCTCCACCCACTTTTCCGAGCGGACCAAACACGTCACCGACGGCTTCGGCAAGGTCCTTCACTGACCGCCACAATTCCTTGATGTCGCTTATGAACCCGTCGATACTAGGCTTGTTCTTTAGGAACGCGACCTCTGTCTGAAGCCCGAAGATTTCTGCCTGTTCGACGGCGTCCGCAATCCGCTTGATGATCTCGTTGAACGCGCCCGTGACCGTCGTCTTCATGTCCTTCGTCGAGCCGTCTGCCTCCTCGATGAGGAAGTGAAGCTGCTCGAACGAGTCGAGCAGAGGCTTGGTGTCGATGTCCTCGAAGATGCCGGCGAGGTCGTTCTTGATGTCGACCGCCACGTCCTCGAGCGAAAGCTTTTTCCTTGCGACCTCGCCCACCTTGCCATTGTTGATGGCGTCGGTGAGCGCCGCGATGCCGGTCTCGGCATCGATCTGCCCCGCCTTCAGCTTCGCCTTGACCTCTCCGACGGAAATCCCTAGCCGCTTCGCGAGGTCCGCGTAGAGGTCCGGAAGCTGTACGCCAAGGCCTGAGAGTTTCTTTGGCAAGACGAACGCGCCCTGCGTGAGCGATCGCTCGATGATGCTTTGGAGCTTCGTTGCGCCCGCCTCGAGACCGACTCGAGAGAGGTTGGACACGGCGGTTACGGCGCCCTTGATCGCGTCGAGGTTCGTCTCTCCTTGCAGCATGAGTTCTTGCGCGAGAGCCTGCGCGCGCTGCACGGGAATGTGAACGCTCTTGCCGAGATCCTCGATGTCCTTGAATGCCACCTCGCCAGCTTCGTGGGTACCAAGAACCGCCTCGTAGGCGTCGACCGTGTTCTCTTTCAACTCAGCCATCTCGACGGCAAATTTCGTGGTCTCGATGGCCGCGTCGCCGAACGCCTCGCCCACGCGCTTGACGCCTTCGGCGAGAAGCTCCCCGGCCGCAATCTCCGGCACGAGCGAGTGGCCAAACCCCTTGAAAAAGCCCTTCTCGATGTTCTCGCCGGGTTTCATTTCCTCTTTGAGCTCGTGGAGCTTGCTCTTCGCCTCGCCGAGCGGGATGCGGAGCTTTTGGATTTCGAGACCTAGTTCTTTGATGGGCTCCTTGAACCCTGCCCGCTTGTAGTTGAGCTGCTCTTCCTGAAGCTTTCGGATCGCAGCCTCGGTGCTCTTGATTTCGGACTGGAGCGCCTTGAGCGACGTGGCCTCGGCATTGGCCGGCCCGCTCATCCCGTCCTTGATCGAGGTCTCGAACTCAAGCCCCTCCACGGCGCCCGCCCTTCTCCTTGCGCTGGCCAATGGCCGTGATAAGAGCGATTCCGCTCTCGACGAACGTCTGAATGCGCATGGCCGCCGCGTCGGCTTCGGTCGTGTCGAGGCCCGCGAAAAGCTCTCGGTAATGACGAGCGGCCATGCGTCGGTCGCCCGTCATCCTGCTCGTGTGCAGCCGGAGCGCGCGGCTTAGCCTTTTCCCTCGAGCGAGTCCGTCTGACCGGAGAGGTACTGGAGCGCCTTCTGCACTTCGGTACGTCGCACCATGCCGGGCCAGCGGGCCATGGCCGACGTAACCTCGGCCCGGTCCGGGTAGACGCACGTAGCCGCAAACAGGTTGGGCGACGCGAGCGCTTGCTGCGAATCGTCGATGGCCTGCTTGGTGAAGAACATGTGCTCCTGCGCGGTCGGGTTGCGCAGGACGAAAAATCCGCACCTTCCGAGCTGCAACGGCACGAGTTCGTGCGATGGCTCCGGGAATTTCGCGCGCAACTCCGCCATCACCTTGTCGATGTTTTCCTGATCCATGTTCGTCCCACCTTTCCACCACGGCGACCTCCGCCGTCCTTACTCGTTCACCCGACCGCGCCGATCGTGCTCGTCTCGATGAAGCTCGGCACGCCGTTCCATAGAATTTGCCCCGGGATGTGCAGCTCGAACTTCCGCGTCAGGGCCTCGTCGCCGACCTTGTTGCTCGCCGTCTGCTTGCCGAGGTAGCAGCCTGGGATGGTGTCGAACACCGGGACGAGCGGCGTGAGGCCGACCGGGATGTAGCTAACGTTGATGACGAGCGGCGTCTGACGCCACGCGCCCAGCGTGAGCATGAGGAACTGCGCAGCTTCGAGGTACAGCTCAATGCTGCCGTTCGCCTCGTACTTGCCCTTGGTCAGGCCGAGCGGCGTGGACGCCGTTCCGTAGACCTTCGCGCGATTCAGGTTGTCGTCGTAGTCGATGGCCGCAACGCCAGCGAATCGCAAGCCGTTGGCGTTCAGCTCGACGTCGGCGAAGGCGTGGAAGCTGCCGTTGATCAGGGGTGCGAGTAGCGCCATGACTTACGGGCCTCCGGGTGACGAAGAGACTTGGATGACGGCCGGATTCTGGAACGTGAGCGTAACGTTGATGGTCTTCAGATATCCGAGAGGTACGATCGAAATCGTGACCGTCAGCGTGGACGTGGTCAGGATGTTGTCGGTCCTGCTGACGACGCACGTTGCCGAGCTGACCGCACTGGCGTTCGTGAGGCCGTTCGCGAGCTCCGCGTTGCAGCCGTCCTGAAGGTTCTGCGCATCCTGCGGGAGGATGAAACCGTTCGATCCGACGCGAACCGAATCGCTCAGCTCCTCGACGAAGTAGTCATAGGCGATGAGGCACGCGGCATCCATGACGTGCCCGTACTGGAGCCACTTGAAGCTCGAGCCCGGAGGCGCCATGAGGTTCGGGTTCTTGACGAAGAGCCCAGGCCGGTTGAGGATGCTCCAGCACGACATAAATCGCGCGGCGTCGAGGCCAGGGTTCACGCTCTCGTCGTGGTAGATGTACCCGTCGGGCTTCGACGGGAGCACCATGTTCGCCAGAGACCCGTCCTTCACTCGCCCGAGGTCGACCTGGATGGCGACCCCCGAGTCACGCGCTGCGGCGGCCCAGAGCAGCGGGCGCCGGAACTGCGACTGGCTGTATGGCGAGATCATGTTGTAGGCGCCCGCGGTGACGCCGACCCGCAGCGAAGAGCTGTTGACGAACGCGGTCTCGATGCTCGTCATCCACGCGGCCTCGGTCTCCGTCGAAGCGCCGCCCCACATGGCATCGCCGGCCGAGCAAATCAGACGGTTGAAACGCTTCTTGTTGAAGAGCGTGGTCATGTACCCGTCGAAGGCCGAGACGTCGCCCGCGGTCACGCCGACCGTTCCGGCCCCGTTGCGCGCAGCCGAACCGCCAGCGACGATGATGTCCTCGGGCAGGAGGCTCGGCACGGTGAGCAGGACGTTTACGGCGCTCTGCACCGCTGCGTCCGACCACGTGGGCTCGGTAGATATCCACGTCCAGGAGTCGCCCGCCACGAGGGCGCCCGCGCCGAAGTTCAGCGTCAGGCCCGTCGTCGGCTGGCCAGGGAAGGTGATGGCCACGGAGTTGGCCGTCCCGAGGTTCACGGTGAGGTACGTCGTTCGGCCCGCGTCGAGCGACACGGCGAGCTGGATGCCTGCCACGCCGATGGTGCCTGCCACGAGCACCGAAACGCGCCCGTAGTAGGTGTCGTTCGGGGTGCCACTCAGCGTGACGGCGCTAGAGGACGTGTTCGTCGAGGCCGCCGTCACGGCGGTGTTCGTGCCGGGCGACGCCGCGGGGACCGCAACGAAGGCCACGGGGTTTCCCGTAGAGTTGCTCGTGAAGCCCGCGAGTTCGACGCCGGGGCCGGTGCCGTTCTGCGTCTGGAAGTCGTTCGGGTTCGTGCTCTGGATGAGCTGGTAATACGGACCCGTCGAGCCGATGCCGATGATGTATTCGGTGTTGCCCTGGCCAGCGGGGCTCTGTCCGAGACCGCCGTCGTTGACGAAGAGGTTGACTCCTTGCGGCATTTTCAGACCCTCTCAGGGAGGCGCCACGATGACGCCGGAAGAAGTCGAAGAGCCATCGGGGAAGTCCTCGACGACCGTTGCATTGACTTGCACGCCTGCCGTCGTGCTCGTGGCGTACGGCAGCGATATCCACGGCTCGTCGGTGATGGCCGCGTAGAACCCGACCGGAACGATGAGCAGTCGGCCAAACCGGCGGTCGTGCGTTGGCTGGTCCCACCGAGCCTCGCCGATGCTGACGTTCGGCACGTTGCCGAGGACGCGAACGAACGAACCGAGAAGCTCCCGGTAAAGCTCGATCGTAGTGTCGAAGTCTTGCAGATTGTTGACGCTCGTGAGGTCCGGGTCGCCCCACAAGTGAGCGTCGAACGAGATGAGCGACCGCCAAAAGGGCGAGAGTTGATTTGGCTCACCAGTCCCTTCATGGGCTGCTGACCCATGCGGATGGCAGGCTCTACGCGGATACCCGTAGGCACGAGCACGATGCGCGGAGGCGAGTGCTCCTGCTTCACCCACTCCTCTCCGATCATGATTGGAGACGTCGCCTGGGAAACCGGGCACACGAGCGCTGGCAAGCTGCGCTTCGCGCGCACGCTGGCGATGTCCGAAGCGACCGCGGAGATGGTCGCCACGACGGTCAGCATCGGCCCCGTCGTGAAGTTCGTCGGCAAGGGAAGCGGCTGGACCATCACCGCACCTCTCGCGCGCGCTGCGCCAGAATCCGAGCCTGCTCGGTGAGCACGCGGCGCCACGTCGCCGGCATCACGTGCTGCGGGAAGATGAGCCGCTGCGGAGGCCGACCGCGTCCTCCTTGGTGGAAGATGCCGTACGGAGCACCGATGCGGAGCGCGATGCCGATGCGTCCGCCCGTCATGGGCTTCGCCACGGTACCGTCCCGGAGCTTGCCAGTCGCGGTGAGCGGAGGGTTGCGCCGTCCGCGCGCGATGGTGGACTTGGCCAAGGGCTTCCACGGTCGCCCGTAGGGGTCCTTGCCTTCGGCGAACTGCGCATGCATGAGCTTCGTGATCTCCGGCGCGGCCGCGACGGCGAGCTTGCGCGGCACGGCGCCAAGCTCGTTGACGACGCGAATCATGCGCGAGATGGCGCGGTCGGTGTGGGCACTCATGTTCCCATCACCTTGTACGGGCGCGCCACCATGCACACGATGCCGGTGGCCGACGTGTTCGAGTTCCAGATCTGCGTGAACGCGATGGGGTAGATGGTCCCCTGCTGGCAGTTTTGGAGCACGGTCACATTGCCAGCGGCGTCCGTGATCTGCACGTTGCCGCTGACGCCCACGTAGAACGCCGAATAGATGTTCTTTTGGCTCGGCGGCGTGTCGCTGGGCGTAGCTCCGAGAGAGAACTGGTAGGTGATGGCGCCGATGTCGCTCATGGCTCACCACACGCTCGGGCGGCCGTTCGAGGAGAACGTCGACCACCCGCGTTGCTCCTGCGAGCTGACCTGCGGCATGTCGTGGGTCGGATCGCCGGGGCTCGCCGCACCAGGGATTAGCCCGTACGGCGTGATGTTCGTCCGCTGGATGTTCCTGAAATACTCGATCGCGGCGTCGTACTCCGGCTTCCAGTATTTGTCTGCGCCCGCGTCGGGATTCATGCCGCGCGCGCGCAGGATGATCCACACGGCGATGCACGCCGAGTAGAACACGAACGACACTGGCCACTGCAGGAGAGGCATCGTCCAGCGGCTCGAAATGAGGTCGTCGGCCATGGCGTTCGCCTGCTGGCACGCAGCAAGCTGCTGCACCGGAGAGACGTCCTGAAGAGAGAACGGGTTGACGCCCGTCAACAGGAGGTCCGAAGGTGCGCAATACTGCGAGCCAAGAGGGGCGACAGGCATGGCCCACCTCTACCGGTCAGGGACCCGAGCGAGCGAAGAGGAACGAGAATCCGGCGGCCGGCGTAGCGCGCGCCCATCCGCCGAGCAGGAACTTGTGCTCATCGAATACGACGGGGTCGTTCTCGTTCATGCGCGGCGTGATGCGCGGGGCCTCGCGGAGGGCCCATGTCACGCCCTTGTATGCCTTGGTGCCGTCGCCGAGGTACCACATGGCCGAGTCGTTCAGGAAGATGTTCTCGACAGGCGTCACGCCGAAACGACGGAGAGGGTTGTCCGCCGCGCCGACCTGGCCCGTGATGGTCCCCCACGCCGGAGGCGCGAAGAACATCGCCTTGAGCACGAGTTCGACCTCCGTCTTGAGCTGCACGGGGTGCATGAGGAAGCTCGGCATGACGCCGAGTCGCTCGCCGTCTTCGCCCTTGAGCGTCGACATGTACTCGTAGAGCGTCGAGAAGGCTGTCGGGCCGAACGCGCCGCCGACGAGGACAGAGCGCGTACCGCCAGTGTTCACGGCCGAGTAGGTGACCGTGACGCCGCCGCCGGAGAAATCGTTGCAGTACGTTCCTGCCGCGGAGTTGTAGAAATCGGTCGGGTGGGCCGTGTTGAAGTAGGTGAGTCCGTCGAAGCCGAGAACGTTGCCCGTGTAGGCGCCCGCGTTCTCGAGCCAGTCGCGAAGCTCGTAGTTCGGCCAGCGGCGCGTCTGGCGCGCCATGTCCGGCACCATCCGGTAGTAGATGCCGTAGAGGTCGTCGTCGAGATCGAACCGGTCGATGTCGTACGTGATCTCGAAGGGAAGGACCACCGCAGAGTAGGTCTGCGGCGCCGGCTGATTCGTCACGCGCGGGCCGTACCAGACCCGCATCTTCGGCATCATACCGGTCCAGCCGGCGACGAACTGCTTTCCGGTGACAGGTACCTCGCTGGCGTACTGCGGCCAGATCGAGTCCGTCGTGTCCGCGTAGACCGCCCCGAACGACGTATTGATGTTCGAGATGAACAGCGCGAAATTGGTGGGCGTCGGCTGCATGTTATTGCGGGGCTCCGGTGGTCTGCGAGTTGCCCATCTTCACGGCGACCATGCCGGTGAGGTTGGGGGGCTGCTGGAGGCTCATGACGACGCCCGCGACAGGTCGGGTATTGCTCCCGGACGTCAGGCCCACCGTCGTCTCGTTGATGACGTAGCAGGTGGCTCCCACGTTGGCCTGAGCGATGGCATCCGCACCGGTGCCGTTGTTCAGATAGAAGCTACCCGTGGCCACTTCGACGGTGACCGCGCCGTTCGTGGTCCCTCCGGCCATGCCGGGTCCCGTGTCCGCGAAGCCTGGCCCGTAGCCCTCGTAGAGTCCCCAGACGAGATCCGTCGATTGCGGGGAGGTCGTCTCGACGGCGTAACCGCTGCGAGTCGCTGCGATGGCGCCTCGGTACAGTGAGGCATTCGCCGTGACTGCGAGGTTGACAGGCTGGGATGCGTTTCCCGGAGTCCCGTACCGGATGATTTTGACGTCTTTGGTCAGGTTGGCCATGGCTCAGTACCTCGCCGCGCCGTTGAGGGTCGCGATGGTCTTGTGTGCGTTCTTGATCGCCTCGGATCGGAGCGCGGCGGCCTTGTCTCCGGTCAGGCCGCTCGCCTTGACCGTGTCATCGATGCTCGCCATGACGTCGGCCGGCAGCTCCGCACGGCGAGGATTGCCGTCGTCGAGCGGGGCAGTGAGGTTCTCTTCCTCGGTCGCCACGAGGGCCTTTGGCCGCATTGCGAGGTAGTCCGTAACGAAGGCGTGGTCCTTCTTGCGGAGCGTGACCGACTCGGGCTTGGTGATGCGACGCTGCGCCAGCGCTTCGTCGATCATCGCGGTGCGCTCGCGGTCCTTGGAGGCCCTGTCGCGCTGCACGGCGTCTCGCTCGAGCTTCGCGATTCGCTCGGCTTGCGCGGTGATGGCTGCGCTTGCGCCCGGGGTGAGGCTTGCCGAAGTGCCGGCGGGGGCAAAGTCGGACGGCGCGTAGGTGCGGAGCCGCGCTTCGGCCTCCTCCTCGTCCTCGTCCTCGTCCTCCTCGTCCTCCTCGCACTTCTTGGCGGCCTCTTCGTACTCGGCCGCCTTCTGCTTGTGCTCTGCGGCCTTCGAGCGGTGCTTGGCGGCTTCGGCGGTCTTCTTGGCCATCTTCGCGGCCTTCGCCGCCTTCGCGGCCTTGCTCTCGTCGCCGTCCTCGTCCTCGTCGTCCTCGTCGTCTTCGTCCTCGTCGCCGTCGTCATCCAGCTCGGCGCGTGCGCCCGCAAGGATGGCCAGCGTGGCCCGCAGAGACCGGAGCTTCTTCGGGTCGGTCTCCGAGGCGATTGCCGCCTCGGTGGACTTGATCTTGGTATCGAGCTTCACCGACATGATGGCGTCCCTTGGGTGCGGTGGGTCATAAAAGACCCCGGTGGGTTGAATGTGACCTACCATCGCCACACTTGTCAAGCGGGCGTTTCGTCGGCCCTTCGGTCGGTCTCGTTCCCTCTGTTCGGCGCGACCACCTCGGGCGGTGGGGTCTCGGACGTGTCGAGCCCAAAAAGCACGTCGTCGAGGCTCATCACGTCGTCGATGAGACCCACGCGTTTGGCCTCTTTGCCAAGGTAGATGGCCGCTTCGAGGGCTTGCAGCGCCTCCGGCTTCATCTTCCTGGCCTTGCCGGCGATCGTGAAGAACTGGCGCGCAAGCTCCGCGTTGCGCGCGGTCTCCGCCTTCACCGCGTCATCCGATATGAGTGCGTGTGGGTGTCCGTCGGCCTTCCGCTTGCCGCTCGTGATGATGACGAAATCGAAGCCGTCCGAAGCATCGCGCTTGGCCTGCGAGGCGAGCGTGCTGATGACCCCCACGCTTCCGACGATGGCACTCGGAGGCGCGAGCACTTCGGAGCACGAGCAGCAGATCGCGTACGCCGCGCTAGCGGCCATCTCGTCCACGTAGGCCACGAAGGGGATGCCCGAAGCCTTGGACATGCGCTGGAGCTTGAGCACGCACTCATTGAGGCCAGCGACGACGCCGCCAGGCGACTCGATGCGGAACACGATCGCCGTTGGTTTTGGGTCCGAATCGATGGCCATTTTTACGCGCTCGAGAATGGCCTCGTATGAATCGCCTCCGTCGCCCTTGAAGTGCATGATCGCGCCACGGATGTGGACGATACCAACGGAGCCGTGCTTCTCGTTGTCCGGAGCGTCGGGCCCGAACGTGATGTAGAAGCCAGAGTCATCGTGCTGGATGACGGACGGGTCGATGGCGAGGTACTCGCCCCATCGGATGGCATGGCGACGCGTTGTCATGTCTTCTTGCTCCCGTCCTCCGCTCCGCCCTCGGGCGTCGGCTTCTCCGTGTCGTCGGTGTTCTCCTGGTCGCCTCCCACGTCGTTCGCTGGACCCTCCGCTCCGCCCTTGCCGACTGGCGCAACGAACCGAAAATCGGGCAACGCATCCAGGTTGAATTTCTTCTGCGCGAACGACCGAACCTGCTCCGCGTCCTTGAACTCGATGCCGCCCTGTCTAAGCACCTGAATGGCCTTGCCGAACTCGGAGAACTGTTTGGCGTTCGCCTCGTAATCCTCGCGCGGCGTGGTGTCGAAATAAGTGGTAGGCGCCAAATCCGAATCGCCAAAGTTGAAGAACGCGAACGGTCTGGCGAAGTCGCGGTAGATTGTCGTGCGCCAGCTCGCGTTGTCGCTCGCGATGGCCTGCTGACGGACATCCATGTGAGCCTTCGTGGCCGCGAAGCTGCCCCCGCTCACCTCGGTCGTGAGGTTCTGAAAGAGGATGGCCAGGACGATGGCCATGTCGCAATGGTCGCGGAGCCCGGGGAACGCTTGCCAGCTCTGCGAATTGGCCTCGACAAGCTCGTATCCGTAGCCGGTGTCTTTCGACTCCTTGTCGACGCCGCGCGGGACCATGAGCACGGGCTCGCTCCCAAGGTTTGCGACCTTGCTGAAGAACCCGGATGTCTTGCTATCCGGGTCCCCGACCGCAGGCACGTAGGCGAGGCGCGTCGGCAGCCCGTGGACCTCGCTGAAGCGGGCCCAGTCGCGGATGGCCCAATGCCGAATCAGCCACGGCTCAGCGACAGCGCGCAGAGCGCCGCGAACCCACCCGCGATAGGCGCCGTACGGCGTGTGCTCGTACCACTTGCCGTCACCGGGGAATATTGGGATGTTTCCGTCCTGCGAGATGGCCACATATCTGCGCGTGACCCACTCGTAAAACTCGTAACGCGGATGCCATGGCCTGGCGTACGGAAGCCAGAGTTTGCCGCTCGTGTCCCAAAGGATTTGGCCGTGACCAAACCCCATAAAGATCGAATAGACGGCCGTCTCAGGTATGGCGTAGCTCGCCATGAGCTGCGGGAAGTGAGCGATCCACGCGTCGTGAACCTCTTTCGCCGCGTCGCTGTCGTTCGCCGGCTCACTCCGAATCTCGCGACCGAAGAGCCCTGACAGTCGAGACCCGAGCGTCGATTGCACCCTGTCGTCCCCGAGCATCGAATCCATGAGCTGACCGGACAGTTCGAAGATGCCGGACATGTGCGACCAGAGCGCGTGCCGCACCTCTGGCACGGTCCACGTGTTCTGGATGGTGACAAGCGGTACGTCCCGGTAGTTCGCGACGCGCGCTCGCTCCGAGGCTCCGGCGTCCTTCAGCGCATCGCGCGGCGACTGGAACGCTGGATCGTCAAGGGTGGGGAACCCTGTACCTACTCGGTGCTCAATCTCGGGTCGCACTCGACCAGGCGGGATTGGCGCACCAACCCACTTCGAGTCCCACGGGCTACCGGCGGGGGGTCCCCGATCGCGCCCGTCTCCGGTGCCGGGGACGCCCACTAGTCAGCCGACGGCCCTTAGGCCGCCGCCTTCTCGCGTACCCTAATCGGCTCGAGGGTGCGAATGTCCTGGCTTACGTACGTCTTGAGATCTTTCTGCCAGAAGGTCTGCGCTTGCCAGAGCCGGAACTTCGGGTTGATGTTGCGCGAGTTGGGGAGGTAGACCTCCTGGCGCTCCGCCAGAACGAAGCGGCCAGACGCGTCGACCGTTCCGGGCTTGCTTCCCGACTCGAGGGCAGAAACGAACTCGGGCTCCTTGTAGTCCTCGAGTCTCACCACCGTCCCGAACTTCTCTCCCAACCGAGTAGCCACGACGGCCGTGAACGTTGCCCCTATCACGCTGCGGCACGGGACCCGCTCGAGCTTGTGCGGCGTTCGGTCCGCGACGGGGCGCGCGGTCGCGCGCGCGTAGTGCTCTTCGAGCATCGTGACCGCCTCCTCGGGGTTGATCGGGAGGTCTCCAGGGCCAAGCTTCGCGGGGGCCTGGACCGTGGGTTGGGGGAGCGCCTGCACGGCGGAGACCGCAGCGCGCGCGCCGGCCTCACTGGCGGCGGAAAGCGCCTGCTGGAACTGCTCCTCTGTCATCTGGATGTTGCCCATGGGCATGAGTCTGCCCCGGGAACCCCAGGTGTGTCAAGAAAGACCCGGGTACGGAATGACCTACCTAGGGATGGCCACAACCGAGCACGCCTCGCCGAGCTCTCGAGCTGGGGCGAATTCGATGGTCACGTGCATCCGGGTCATGACCCCGTCCGGCCCTGAGCTCATGAGAAGCCGCACGCTGGGCTTCTCCTGCCCGGTGAGCATGCGCGCGACGGTCTCCGCGATGGCGCTCTCGATCTCGGTCATGGCGGCGTGAAGGCCAGCGGGTTGACCAGGAATCCCGTGGGCGTGATGCCGTTGCTCGACGGTAGCGCACCCGTAGCGTACCAATAGCCTACCCATGGGCCAGACGCAGCGGTGAGCGGCAGTACGATGTCCGCGTGAAAGTTCCCCGTCGAATCCTGCACCACGGCCCCCGATAGCTGAGTCCCGTCGGGGCCTTGGACGATGGCAGTCAACGAGTCGGGGTTGGCCAGGACGCCAAGCACGGATGCGACAACCGACAGGCGCACACTTTGGCCAGGGTTGTAGGTGTTCACGTCAGCACTCCGACGAGCTTAGCACGAGCAGCGGGGCATCCGTGGCGCTGAGTTCGGCGAGTATCGCGTCGGACGGGGTCAGCGTAAGCAGCACGGCCTGCGATGGCTCCAGCGCGAGCAGCGCCGCGCTCGAGCCGGACAGGCCGAGCAAGGCCGACTGCGAGGCCTTGAGGCAGAGGGGCCCAAGCGCGACGCCTCCGGAAACCGTCCCTTCGGCCGCCTGCACGAGACCACCAAGGCTTTGGCCGATGGTCCCGGTGACCGTGGTGCTCGAGTTCCCCGTGGCTGCCTGCCGCAGGCCAGCTGACGTTGGGCGTACCCGCGTTGCAATTTGTGCATGCGTAAATCGCCTGCGTCTGATTCGAACTGGCGTTGTGCGTGGGCCCGGAGACCAGGACGTATGTGTTGCCTGCAATCCCGTCGCTAACGCCAGTGATAGAGCCTGACCCGCGAAAGGAAATCGTCGCGATGATCGTGTCTCCGGCAGCGACAGCCGACGCGAAAGCGCCGGACGTCTGAGGAGACGTCGATCCGCCAGTGGAGCTTTTGCCCTTGACGTGAGTAAACGTCGCCATGGGCGGGGAGCCCTTGGCTTACTGGGCCACCGGCATCGACACGGTCCACGCCGTGACAGCGACGGTCGCGCCGGACACGATCGATGTCGTGTTCAGATCCATGTCTGCCCCCGACGTCCCGCACGAGCCATCTAGGACCGCAGTGGTGCCGTCGGATTTGTAGCAACGAAACCATGTAGCGGTCCCGGTGTTGCCAGCCGTCCCGCTCGTGACCGCATTCGCCGTCTTGGTGCCAGAGCTTGCCGCGCCGAACGCAGTAGCGTTGATTCCGAGCGTAGCGAGCAGAGTATTACCGCTCAGCGCCGTGTCGGGCGTCGCTGGCTGCGTGCCAGTGTAAATCTCGATGAATCCGCTTGCGAGCGGGGTATCGAGCGCGGCGTTGAGCGCCAGGTTCCACGAAGCGATAGACAGGTGCGTGTTGGTGGCCACGTACCGACCTTACCAGCCCCATGGCCTGACGGCCAGTACGTACGCCGCCGCCGCGTCCAGCCACTCGGCCTCCTGCCTCCGCGCTGCGGCGAGTCTCGTCCCGCGGTCGCACCGGCCAGAGCTCAGGGCGGAGAGCCCGTCGTCATGGCACTGGGCGCCAGCGGCGTGCTTGATGCTGAGCCATGTCCCGACGCTGCCGACAGGGTCGCGCTCGAGGTCCGGTCGGTCCCGTATCTGGAGCCATCCGTAGGCACGACCGTCCCATCGGTGACCGGCGAGGGCGCGGCCGAAGTCGGACTCGTGGGACATCCACACAAGAACCTCGACCGCCTCTACCTCGGACGTCGCACGTCTCTCGATGGTGTCGAGCGGGGTAGTAGCCGGAGCGTCGAGCCAGAAGGCCACGAGGGCGAGGAGGGCATGCATGGGCCGCAACGGTAGCCACTGGGCTACGGATGGGCAAGGCGCGCAAACGGTTGAGTGTAGAAGCCCCAGGTTTCGATACGTGCTGAGGCGCCACGGTCAGCTCAGTCGAGGGCCAGGGAGACCGTCTGCACACGCAGAACGCCATCAGCCGCCTGTTCGGGTGTCACGCCCATGTCGTCCAGTCTACGAAAGATGTCCTCAACTGGGTCAATCGCGGCCAGTGTGGCTCTGATTGCCTCCCGTACTTCCGCGGTACCGAACGACCCGTCCTCTTGCGACAGTTGCTCATGCCATGCCCGCATGGCGGCAATTGCCATCGAAAGCTTCACCTTGTCAGTCATCGCCTCTGTCTCCTATCCGGTCAAGCGCGCAAGGGAGCTAGCCCACCTTCGCGGTTCTCGCGTTGCGTATCAGTTGTTCCACCGCGCCGCTCCGGGTCTGCCCGCGCTCGGCCGAGATGGCGTCCAAGCGGGACAGTGCCTCGGGACTGAGCGTCAACGTCACCATGGGGCGCGTGCGCTTGGCGTTGGGGGTCGTGGCGGTGCCGGAGCGGGACGGCGCCGGCTTCGAGGTCGCCACTAGGGGGCGCTTGCGGGTCACTCGGCCCCCTCGGTAGCCTCGGTAGCCTCGGCCCAAATCCGCCGCACATCCTCCGCCGTCCCCTCGCCGTCGCGGATGGCCTGCTCACACACGGTGTACAGCGTGCCCGTACCGTCCTCGATGCCGCTCGCATCGACCAGTGCCCGTACCGCCGTGGGAGAAACCTCGGTGCTGTCGTTGTTCATGGGTAGACTATACGTGCTCAGTACGTACAGCGCAAGTGGTAATCGTACGGGGCGCGTCGCTTTTCTTCGGGGCGCGTAAGTCCGAGAAACGGCAGGTGCAGCGTCGGTAGCCTCGTGCCGCCTGATGTGGGGCAGCCTACGCCGCCTGAGGACGTGACGTAGAGCCTCGCGCTCAGATGGGTGAGTCTAACGACCGAAGCCAAAGCACGCGGCCAGGTGTCGGAGACATACCCAGATTCCGCCTCCGACCGGGTGTTTGCCGACCTCTGCACAAAAGTAACAGCGGTGCTCTTTGGTGCTCATTGGGTCTCCTTTGGCCAAGCGCGCATATCGATGACTCTAAATCCCGAGCCTTCGTCGGATACCGGGCGGCTGCTTCTCTTGGTCGAGAAGGTTACGACGCCACCATGCACGCTCCGCCTGTTCACCACAAAGGCCCCCAAGGCAGAACGCCAGGATGACGGCCAATGCTGCGAGTGCTCCGATGATGGGCATCATGTCCTCCGGCAAGCGCGCATTAGGTTGAGTCTACCGCTACGGCTTTCCCGCCGTCTTGGGTCGGGGCATCTCGCACTCGCCGACAAGCCCCTCGCGCGTCCCTCGAAACACGGTGCTCCCGATGTGGCCGACTGGGCTACCTTCGCCCACGTACATCATCACGCGCCCTCCGATGGCGCGCCACGAACGGCAGAAGGAATAGTCCTCGCTTAGAAGCGTGCGCCACGGCGCGCCGTCCGCTCCCTGCGTCTGGTCCGTCCACGTGAGGCCGAACATGTTGACGGTCTCGGTGTGCGTGGTCTTGCCTTCGCGCGTCTGCACGTCGAAATACCACCGCTCTTGGTGGTAAGCGTCCCACATGCGCTGCATGCATGCGCGCGACGTGAGCATGAACCCGAACGCAAGCGCCTCTACCTCGATGCAGCCGTTCGCGACTTCTTGCCCGATTACGGGACCGTACGGGTAGGTCTTCTCGTCCTGCTTGCGGCGGTACGGAGCGCCCACGCAGTCTTGGCCGGTCTCGAGCATGCGATTGATGATGCCGAGGTCATGAGGCAGGCAATCTTCGTCCCACCAAAGCAGCGCCGTGCAGTCCGTCTCGTGCAAAAACACGCGCGCCAGCCGGTCGCGCGCGCGCACCACGTCCACGTTGCCAGTGATTAGCGTAGGCGAGTCGTCGAGGCGAACAACGTTGCCGAGCTTCCGAATAGCGAGCTGCACGCCGTAGTGCACGCGGGCGGTCTCTGGCGGGCCCTCGACCGGCATCGCGATGGCGAGCTTGATGGCGGTCACGACGCCTCCGCGATGCGCGTGCGCGAGGCGTCTCGGCTGGCATGGTCAGGGAAGCCAGATATGGTCAGCGCCGCGTCGACCCTGCATTCGACGTGTTTCTCGTAGCTCCACTTCCCGCAGTCGGCGCAGCGTCCTTCGTTGCCCCACTCCGCGATGAGCAGCGCCCGCACGAGCGCCGGTGCCGCGCAAGCCAGGCGCGTCCTGTCGTCGTCTTGGAAGCGGCCAAGAACGGTGCAGCATCCAGCGATGTTCGCCTCCGGATCCGGTCCGGTCGTGAGGCAAATGCACGGATGCAACACCTCTGTCCCGTCATCGCTCTTCTCTACGAGATTCGCCGCAAGCTCCCACGTCTCCATGTACTCCTCGCTCACGACGGCTCATCCTCCGCCATCTGCGCCAGCTTGTTCAGAAACCCGCCGAGCCCCGGATCTTCGCGGTAGGCCAGGTCGCTGGCGCACTTCGGAGAACACGTGCGGGCGGTGTCGTCCTGGTACCGGCGCCGCTGGACGGGCTTGGGGCACACGGCGCAGTCGCGGAGCTTCATGACTCGATGACCCCTTGCAGCTCCTCTTGAGCGACCACCACGATCTCATCCGCCCCAAGCGCGTACGTCCTGAGCTTCTGGGCGGCCGCCCCGTACGTGTACACGACGACGTCCCCGACTTCGATGTCCCACGGCACTTCCGGGCCAAGGTCGCCCATGCGCGCTGGGGGGCCGAACGCCAAGACGGTCCCCTTGTGGATGGTCACTTCTCGCTCGGCGTGCTCGCGGAAGATGCGCGCGTCCGGGATGACGATGCCGCCAGCGGTCGTGTGCTCGCGAACCTCGGACGAGTCTCGGCGGACTACGCAGCGGCCACGAAGCCAGCGCACGCTCGCGAGCAGGTCCGACGTCGCGGTGCCGGCGTGGCCGTAGGGGGAGTAGTCGGTCACTACGTCGCTCATCCCCGCACCTTCGGCATCTCCCGCACCACGCTGATGCCCGACGCCGCCGCCTTCGCCTTCGAGAGCATGTCCTCGCCCACGTCGATGGCCTTCCGCAGCTCGGATTGCTCGGCGCGCGAGAGCGTCTCGCACGGAATGACGAGCGCGCCATCCGGAAGCTCGACCTCCGTGATCGACAGGAGGAAGAGAGGGAATGCCATGCGCACGGGCCCAGCGTTGCCGCGTCCGTCCTGCGCCATGGCGGTTTTGAGCTCGAAGACGGGGCCAAGCGTGCGGATTGCTGCGCCGGTGTCGTCCCTGTACATCGTCGTCCTGCGCCCTATCAGCGCCAGCCCGTTCGTCAGCGCGATGACCCACCCGTCGAGCGTGTTTATTTCCTTGATGTCCACCATGGTCCCACCTTCCGCTCCGCGTCGTTCGTGACGCACACGGTGAACGTGCCGTCGTGCTGCTTATCGATGCTCATCAGTACGTCTCACACGTCACGCCGCCGAGCGCGTTCGGGTCGCAGTAGGTCACGTGGCGCGGCTCGGGTTGCTCCCACACGGTCGGCGCGGCCCGAGGCTTCGGAGCGCGCACGATGATCTCTGGCACCACGACGAACGAAGCCGCCGACGAAGGCGATGGTTGCGATCCATCCGGTGAAGTCGCGCCGGGCTCGCTAGGCCCGTCGACCGATACGACCGTGGGGTATGCGCTGTACTCACGCAACTGACCCACGTATCCACCTCCCTCGTCGGCGGCTTGGTGCGCCGTCGTGCAGGCCATGAGCAAGCAAGCCGCTACCACCCAGCACACCCCATCCACCACGGCCTGCACGACCGCAAGGCCCTCGCGGGTCATGCGGACGCCGTGCCGCTGCGCCGTCTTCACCATGGCTCCTGCAAGCGCGTCGTCCCACGTGCAAACTGCGCGTCGGTGCGCCTCGATGTCTGCGACTACCATCACCCGCACTCCTCAATACTCTGAGCCTTGTCCAACACGCCGCGTACGTACTCCGCAACCGTGATGCCCGCGAACCGAGCGCGCCGACGAATCTCGCGCGCAGACTTGGCCGAAAGCCTCACTTTGATTTGCTCGGTGAAACCTCCGCGTATCGTGGTCGGGCGGCCGGTGCGGGTCACGGCACCGCCTCCACCGCAACCCCGCGCCGTTTCAGCTCGGGCATGATCTCCGTCAGCTTCGCGCGACACCCGGCGAACATCGAGACCTGGCCCGCCGACAGCGCGACGCGCGGGGTGCCGGCCCAGTAGAATCGGTCGCAAGGGCGCCGCACCGGCTGGATGCTCTGCGCCATGCCGGATACAGCGGCCGTGCCGCTCGGGTTGCGCGCCAGCCACTTCGCCACCGCGCGGCCCACCGCTACGCCCTCGATGATGGCGTCGTCGCCGTCGAGCCAGCGCGAGACTTCCTCGCTCGATGCGGACCATTCGAGCTTGCCGATGAGGTCATCGGTGTGCCGGACCGGCAAGCGCATCTCGCGCGCGAGGGTCAGCGCGAACGTGGTCTTTCCGCTCCGCGGTCCGCCTGCGATGAGGATGATGGTCATGACAGCCACCACGAGATTTCCGCGAGCGCCCGCTGCCACCACGGCCAACGCTCGGGAAGGTCGTTACGGTAGACCCCGCATAGCACGTACCATCGCTGTCGCCAGGTCGGCGACCGCCAAGCCATCCGGAGCGTCCACATGCTACCCACGGGACTTATGGGTACCGCTTGCCGCCGAGCCTGTCAACCTTTTAGCGCCGCGGTCGCGCAATTCGCCACGCACTCGCCGCAGATTCCGGCCCCTGTCGACGCGCTCGTGAACTTCACGGGGTTCGCCTGGCACCACCAGCAACGGCGCGGCGGCACGGGGTTCTGCGAGTAGTCCCGCTCCGCTTCGAGCGTCAGAAGGTTCTGCCTGGACATCCACTGATTTTCAACGAACGGCATTGGAGCCCGCGGCGTCGCGTCTTTAGGAACCGGATACGATCGCCAGTCGGCCGTCGCAACCCGCAACGTGTGATTGTCGTAGCCGAGGGTGGACGGAATCTCCGTGTCGTGCTGCACGAGCGCGGGCAAGCTATGCACGATCGCGCGCCTACGTCCCCAGCTCCACATTTGCGCGTATCCGTCCTCGTTCCACTGGTCGCGCAGTCGCTTCGGAATCGTCGGGACGAAATCCACGAGCTGCGCAGCCACCCCGCGCGGCAGCACGTACCCAGGGCCCGAAAGCCAGAAGGTTCGCAGGTACGGCACTCCCGCCTCCGCCAGCGACTTCGCCACCGGGAGCTGGCAGTGCAGCGAGATGATCTCGTCGGGCAGCGCGTCCGTCATGCGGTCAACGGCATCTACGAGTTCGGGCGACACGCTCACGTCGTCGTTGAGCAGGATGGCCGGCGCGTCCTGCTTCGCGGCCCACTGCCATAGGCGAACAGCCCACTGCTGCGCGTGTTCCTTCTCCGTGCTGACCTGGACGTGCGGCTTGACTCCCTGCGGCTCGAGTTCGCGCAAGAGGCGCATCAGGCCGTCGGCGCGACCTTCGGCCCACGCGGCGTGAGCGATGCCGACGATGGGCCTCATTGTCCGTGCCTTGCAGGACCACCGGGCGGCGGCGGCAGCAAACTCCACTGCCTCACTATCCACACGCTCGACCAATCCCCAGGACCCATCTCCGGGTCCCCGAGCTTGGCGCGCACCGCAGCCTGCACACCAGGGTACGCGTCCTGGTAGTCGTGGCCGCAGAGCCATCCACCTGGCTTGACCATTGTGCGCCAGTGATCGATGTCGGCGCGCACGTTCGCCTCGTCGTGTGCGGCGTCGATGAATACGACGTCAGCGCACGGAACCGTAACGTCGCAGCTAGCGGCGCGCACCACGTGCAGCCGGTCCAGCACGTCCGGCGCATGTTCGCCCATCAGGCCGAGAAACGCGCGCCACGTTGTCGGGTACTTCGCAGCCACGGCCTCGAACGGAGCGCCGGGAGAATCGAGCACCGTTTCCGCCCACGTGTCGACCGCCCAAAGTTCGAGGTCCGGACGCATCGATCCGATCGCCGCAATGCTGCCTCCGAACAGCACGCCTACCTCGACGAACCTCGCGCCCTGCGGAAGATCCTCGGCCAACTTGCGGTAGAACGGAATGATGTCGGAATTCCACCCCGGTATCGCTTCCCAGCTCATAGGCTCTCCAGTCTGTCGTAAGGCGCGAAGCTGCGCACATGCTCCACGATGGTCTGCTCGTGCATCCGCTCCACCTTCGCGGCCGTACGCTCCCAGCTCACGTCGGCGGAGTAGACGTAGAGCACGTCGGGAATAAATCGGCAGCGGTCCGGGCCAGACATTTCCAGGCAGGGCAGCATAAAGGCCGGGTCATCGCCCCTGTCGATCCACTCGCCTCGGTAGCGAAGGTGCTCGGGCTTGATTCGTTGGAAGAGCCCAGCGCGCATCGTCTTCAGGTGAGTCGCAAGCCACGGCTGCCGGCGGTACTCCGGCGTCGGGTACGGCGCGGCGAACCCTGGCGTTCCGTCGATCTGAACGAAGCTACCCCACGTCACCCACGCGCCGGCCTCGTGCTCGTCCAGCACACGACGGAGCGCGCCGCGGTGCGCGAGATGATCGTCACCATCGACGAACGCGACAACGTCGAGCGGGTCGAGCTTTGCGATGACGCGCGCGAGGTTCTCGAGCTTCGTGCACGGAGCCTCTTGCTCGCTGGCCTCCACATAATGATGTATTACCTCGACGCCTTGCTGCGACGCGACGGACGCTCGGCACACCGATGCGTGCGGGGAACGCCAGCCGGTTGAGACGACGTGGATGCGCATGGCCTACGCCCGAACGATCCACATGACGCTCGAGCACCCAGGCTCCCACCCCTCGCGGTCGACGGGCCACGGTGCAAACTTCGCCGCTGGCAGAAGCTCGGAGACAGCCTGGTAGACAGGCCCTCGCCATCCGCAGTCGTGGAACCCGATGATGCCGCCCGTCTTGCACACGCGAAGCGAAGCCTGAATGTCCGCGATGACGCCTTCCTTCTTGTGGTCTCCGTCGACCAAAATAAGGTCCACGGATTCGTCATCCAACTCGAGCATCCCCTCCGCGCTCGGCTTGCGGATGGCCAGCACGCGCTCGCGCACGTCTGGCGCATGCTCGTCCAGCATCCCGCACCAGGCTTCGTACATGCCGCCGAAGCGGTCCCGCAGTTCGCGGTACGGCCCGACGGGCAAGCGCTCGCCCGCGTCGTCCCACTCGTTCGTCCACGGGTCGATTGCGATGAGAGACAGGTCAGGCCTCGTGACGCCAACGAACGAAATCGACCGGCCGAAGAACGAGCCAATCTCGAGGTACGTTCCTCCTTGCTGCGTGCGAGGCAGCGCGACGTCTGCCAGCCACGGCAGGATGTCGGTGCTCCCGCCTGGGTGGGCGGAGTGCCAGGCCACTGACTCCTCGGGGCTCATCAGTACCACCCCGATTCAGCAACGTTCTCGATGGCGCTGCACGTCGCGATGATCTTGTCCAGCATGGCCACAAGCTCCAGTGATACATCGTCAGCTCGTTTCGCGTTCTTCTTCTTTGCCGCCATCACCCACCTCCAAACTCGTACCCCAACCTCTTCGCAGCCTCGAGAATCTTCTCCCGAGGCCTCTCGCGCACCACGCGCGCCGGCACTCCTGCCACGACGGTCCACGGCGGCACGTCGCGAGTGACAACCGCGCCCGCGCCGACGAGCGCACCCATACCAATGCGAACGCCAGGCAGCAGCGTGCACCCAGTCGTCACGATGGCCAGGGGCTCGAGCACCACCGCGGCGGCCCGCACCGTGGCGTGCGCCTCGTCCGGGATGGTCGGGCCCGTAAGCCCGTTGTATCCGGAGTCGTCAGCGCACACGACGCGGCTCCCCGCGCCGAGCGTCGAGAAGTGGCCCATTTGCAGCGTACCTCTCGCGCCGCCGATGACCGTCACGTACGGCGCCACGTGGCAAAAGTCCCCGATGTCCGCCGCGGTCGTGATGAGCGTCCCGTGGTCGATGTTCGTGCTCTTGCCGATGCGCACGAGGTTCGGTCGACGGATGATGGCGCTTGGGGCGACGTATGAGTCCGCTCCGACGTTGAGCGGGTTCGCGCGGCCAACGTCACGCTCGGTCGGGCGCTCTTGCGGCGCCTTCTGGCACTCCCATCCGAGCCTGCACTCGGGGTCTCCGCAGTGGGGGCAGATCATCCGAGCTCACCTCACGCGTAAAACGCCAGCACCTCGTCGCAAACCCTGTCCACTTCCTCATCGGTCAACTGCACCGACGAGGGCAGCCACAACCCGTCGCGTCCCACACGCTCTGCCACCGGGAAGCTGCCGCCATCGCCACCATAGCACTTTTGGTGCGCAATAGGTGGGTACATCGGCCGGGACCCGATGCCGCGCGCTTCGAGGTGCGCCCGCAGCCCGTCCCGGTTCCACGCCAGAACGTCGTAGAACCATGGCGTCGACTCCTGATGGTACATGGCCACTTGCGAGATGCCGGCGAGGCCCGCACGGTACCGCGCCCCGATGGCCTTCTTTCGGGCCACGCGCTCCGGTAGCTTCTTCATCTGCTCGAGCCCGACGACGGCTTGCAGGTCGGTGAACTTCATGTTCACGCCGAACGTCGGATGTATGTCCACGCCTCCGCGCTCGCGGCCGAAGTCCTTGGCCCGCCGCATCAGGTGTGCAAGGTCGTCGTCGTCCGTGATGCACGCGCCACCCTGGCCCATGCTGATGACCTTCGGCGCGGAGAATGAGAACGACCCCACGGCCCCCACGCGACCGCAGTGCCGGCCGTCCGGTGCGAGCGCGCCTAGCGCCTGCGCCGCGTCCTCGATGATGGGAATTCGATGGTGCGCACACATCTCGCGTAGCATCGGCATCGTGCGCGGTGTCCTCCCGTTCGCGTCCACGAGCACCACGGCTCGCGTCCGGTGCGACAGCGCGCGCTCCACTAGCTCCGCGTCGATGCAGAGCGTATCCGGCTCCACGTCCACGAACGAGAGCTGCATACCGAGGAGCTTGAACGCGTTCGCGCTGGCGACCATCGAATAGCAAGGAACGATGACCTCGGCGTTCCGGGGAAGGCCAAGGGCAATGGCTGCCAGCGTGAGACTCAGCGTCCCGTTCGGGGCCATCACGCAGTGCCGCGCGCCGGTGTACGCCGCGATGGCGCCCTCGAGTTCGCGCGTCTTCGTGTGCTCGGTGAGGTAGCCTCCGGACACCACGTAGGAGGCGACCGCTGCGGCCTCCTCCTCGCCGAAGAGGGGGGCGTGCTGGGGGATCACTGCTCCCTCACCGAACGGAGGTGTCATGAACCCACCGAGGCGAGCATCGCCTGTACGGCAGGCACGAGACAATCAGGCGAATGATTTTCTTCGATGGTGACGTTGTACCGAATGACGCCATCGTTTACCAGCACTTCGTCATCTCGAAGCACGTCTATGCTGACCTTATTTTCTCCGCCGCAAACAGAGCAAACGTAGACCGTTCGCGGTCCGCTACCGGGGCCGTTACTCATCGCCGTTCCCTTCCTCCGATTCCTCAATGTCCGCGCGCACGCGGGCGCGCCTCCCTGTGCGGGAGCCCTGTGGTCGAGGCATCCAAGGCTCCTCGCAGCCATTGCGACACACGGTCGCCTTGAAAAAGCAGCCGTCCGGCGTCGTAGTCGAGGCATCCAAGGCTCCTCGCAGCCATTGCGACGTAGCGGTGATGGCGCCGCTAGTTGCTGTCGCCGAGTCGAGGCATCCAAGGCTCCTCGCAGCCATTGCGACTCCAAGTGCGTCGATTGTCTCGCTCTGCACATGCCGCGTCGAGGCATCCAAGGCTCCTCGCAGCCATTGCGACATGAGGCCGGCCGGTTCG